CTGCCAGATATGGACGCAGTGGAAGAGTGGCAAAAGAAAGGCGAGGTTGTCCGGTGGTGGCAAGGAGCCGGTTGTGAAGTAGGAGAAAAATGGGATTTAGGTGATTTGATCGTATGGAAGAAGGAAAGAAATGTAAGTGCTGCGGAAAAGTAAAGCCACTGTCCGAGTACCGAAAGGACGGAGGGCATCATTTGAGAACGAGTTGTAATGAGTGTGCGTTAGCCGAGAGGACGAAAAGGAAGTTCGGCTACTCGGTAAAGTATGGTGAGAAATACTACGACATGGAACGAGGTAGAACGTATGTGTTTTGCCGCGGAAACAAGAAAATCTTCTGGGACGAGAATATGCTGCGGGTATTGCGTGAGGAATATCCGAGGTGTCATACAAACGAGGTAGCGGAGTTATGTGGTGTGAGTCGGAGTACGGTCATCAACAAGGCTCGTGAGCTTGGAATCAAGAAAGATAAGGCTTATATCAGACGCGAGCATCAAAAAAGTGGGTTTGTCGGAGCGTACACGAAGTTGCGAAATTGTAAACTAAAACAAGGAAAATAGTTAAATTTGTGGTTAAACAGCAAAATACACATTGTGTTTGTTGCATAAATAAATATAAAGTTGTATGTTTGCATAAAATTTTAAACAGTATGAGTATAAATTTCAAAAAGAAAGTAAACCCTACTTTTGTAGGCGCGGTAAACGGCTTTCATGTAGAGCTGACAGTAGATGATGTAGATGTAAGAAACTGCCGTTTGGTTGTGTACACTGACTACGGAGAAAGACATGAGTTTGCGGCAGGCAATAACGCTACGAAGATGTGCGTTCTGGAGTACCTGCGTGGTGATGAGGACGGTATCTACGCCGTTGCGATGCACGCAGCCATGTTGCCGCATATAGTGTTTAGTAGTCAAGAAGCGATTGACGAGAGCGGTAAGTTCGTGGATAAGTTTACGAATGTTGATGGTTTTGAGTCCTTGGAGGTTAGCCAAGAACAGGAAGAAGAGGACGCAAAAGCACTCATGGAGTGGGCGGAGTACGGTAAGAAGAGCAAGAAAGAGCGCAAGGCGTTTAAGGACGAATTGCGACAGGGGCTGCGAGAAATGCAAGAGGAGGAAGAGCCATGATTAAGGAGATTGTGAAGATGATAGTGCTCATTCCGTTTGCACTTATCGGGAGCGTAGTGGTTGTTGCTGCTGTGCCGTTTATAGCGATTGTGATGTTGGTGTATGTTGTTGTTGAATGGTTTAGGGAAGAATGGTAGGTGAGCTGTATAACTGCGATTGCTCTTTGGTCATGGACGAGATTCGGCGCGACACAAGCAGAAAGTATTGCGTAGTGACCGACCCGCCGTTTAATATCGGCTACCACTACAAGACGTACAAGGACAAGATGCGCGAGAGCGAATACTATAAGTGGCTTAGAGGGATTGTCGGCGATTGTTGCGCGGTGGTTCACTATCCCGAAAGCATTTGCAGATTGGCTATCGAGAAAAATGCCCCCCCCCGAAAGAGTGGTGTCATGGGTGTATAATTCAAATACTCCGAGACAACATCGTGACATCGCTTTTTGGGGTGTTAAGCCGATATTCTCGCAGGTTACACAGCCGTACAAGAATCCGAACGACAAGCGTATAAAGGCAAGAATAGCCGCTGGCAAGACGGGATGTAAGATGTACGATTGGTTTGAGGTAAACCAAGTAAAGAATGTCAGCAAGAAGAAGAACGGCAACACACATCCCTGCGAAATGCCATACGAAGTGATGCGAAGAATTGTCGGGATTATCCCGAAAGAATACGTGATAGTAGACCCGTTTATGGGAGCCGGGACTACGGTTTTGGCAGCACGTGATTTAGGGCGTGACTATATCGGGATTGAGATTGATAAAGAATATTTTGAGTATGCGAAGAAAAGATTTTGAATAGTATGGAAGAATTTTTGATTTTATTAGTTACGGCTTTTATCGTAGTCGGTGTTATCTGTTTGGCTGCGTGGTGCTGTATGTTGGTTCCGCAGGTTGCGTTGATTGCATTTGTGGTAGTTTTCGGGTATTTAATTTATAGATGGTGGTAGTATGTATTGGATTAGTGTTTTAGGTACTATGAGCTTCGTGGCTATCTTTGTTCTGATATTTTCTGTTATAGCAGCTCTCGTTGGTACTATAACAGAATGGATAGTAAGTGGAGAAATAACCGTAATCACAAAGGCTTTTATTATTATCGCTGCGGCATCTCTCTTAATTGTGATATTTGTTCCGCAGAAGGAAGATTTGATTAAAATATTTGGAGTATGAAAAGTATATATGAATATTTCCCTAAAGAGGGGTTTGTAGGTGATTTGGAGGTTCATTTGTGTTCTCTAAAAACGGACGGCACCCGCCTTACTGACACAACCGTCACGTATCAATTTGACGAAAATCCTACCGTTCAGATTGAACTGCCGATTGATATGGTCAAGAGTGTTGTAAAGCCGAAGTCTACGGAAGGTGCAGAGCCTGTTGAGGAAGCTGAACAGCAACTGGAAGAAAAGACAGGTAGCTGCTGGCAGGGTCTTCTCGATAGAATTAATGAGATTAAAGCAACAACCTCAAAGGACAACGAGGCGATGGAGGATGTAGTAAAGCAACTCAAGGAAGAATGCAGTAAGCAGGCAGAATATCTCGAAAAGACAACGGAAGAAGGTTCTTTAAAATTTGTCCTGCAAAAGCGCGGCAAAGAAGAGTTAGAAGAACGTTACAAAGGTGACGTGCAGGCCGCAATGGAGTTGCAGGAAAAGTATGATGAACTGAAAAGCGAGGTTGTGCAACTCATGATGTTTATATACGAGTATGAGCATGACGGACGTATTCGCATGAATGTCGAAAGTTCCAACTTTGAAGTAAAATATTGCTATATCCATATTTTTGATGCGATTAAACAAGGTAGATTTTTAAGAGAGAAATGAGTACGAAGATAGTGGTAGGTGATAAAAGCTTCGATGTAAAAGATGTTAAGTTTTCATGGCGTGAGAACATAAAAGACGAGTGTCCGGACGGATTGCATCACTCTTTCACAGTGGAAATCAAACCGTACTTATGGTTTGATTCCCTGCCAAAAGCACTACAACAAGAGCTTTTTCATCACTTTAAGAAAGCAAGACGTGCAAGAAGTTCTAATATGCGGCGACACCACGTTAAGCGGATTTATCTTATCTGTCTTGGCAAGAGTCATGCTTGGAAGTTTGCATACGACCAGACGATAAAGTTTGTTTGCTATATATGCGAGAATATGGCAGAATATGTTCCGCTAAAACTTTATGTTGAACAATTAGAAAGCAGATATAGAGCAGATGGCAGACCAGTTATATTCTAAAGACGATGAAGCCTTACTTGGTTTATACGACCAGTACGGGTTCAATATTCCGATGGATTTGTCACGTTATGAGCGTAGACGATTGAAGTTGTTGGTAAGTAAGAAAAGAAAGCCGCAGCCAAAGATTGCGGTAGTGTTAAACGAAAATTTTAGAAGCAAATGAAGATAGGAGATTGGGTAGAACCAAAGAAAACAGCAAGTCCTTTACTGGTTGGTTACTACGAGGTGGTAGGGTTTCCAAGTACAGAAGAGGTTTACGTAAAGACTGTTGTTGGCAATAGTGGCGTAAAGAGGGTGCTTATAAGCGATGTAGAAGCTTTGAGTGACGAGGATAAGTTTGTTGTTTCCTCGGTGCTTAAAATAGCCTTGAATGGCATTTCCTTGGCGAACCAAGTACGCCGCAGCAACTTTATGGGCGAGCTGCAAGCGTTGCTAAAGAAGTACGATGCTGAAATTTCAGCAGAGAGTGACAAAAGCCAAGTGTACCTAACGCTAAAGATGGAAGGCAAGGTTCTTGCGTCTTTCAGTGGAGGGGAAGCGTTTATTAATGGAGGGAGAGTATAGCCTATGCCAACCACGATTTATTTAGTAGTCGCAGGATATTACAGCGATTATTATGTAGAAGCAGTCTTTGATAACATGGAGCTTGCAAAGCGTTACATAGACGAAAAAGAACCGCCTTATGACGGAGAGTTTAGAATCGAAACTCGCACCCTTAATGCGTCAGCCAATAACAACGGATTTCTCTACCGGGTTGAGGTACCGCACAGCTCCGAACAGATAGCGATAGCTTTCATTGAGGACGACAACAATCTTGCGAACTGTTTTCGCTATGACGATTTTGTGACTGTTGTTTTTGTTAGAGCCAACAACAGAGAACACGCAAAGAAGATGGCGACAGAGCGTTTGTTCTACATCAACGCCAATCCTGCGCTTTACCCGAAGTTCAAGCACCTTTGTGTTTCGTATCTCGGAAAGAAGCGTTATCCGACATATAATTTTAAAACCTGTCAGATTGTTTTACTTGATAAGGAGGAGGGGTTATGGTAGACCGTGAAGAGATTCTAAAACTATTATGGAGCTATGTAGACAAAGGCGTTATGCTGCGTAAAGGTGGTATTGACGGAACGTACAACAGAGTGCAGAAAGATGTTCGGGAGGGAAAGCTTTACACCTGCTCCGTTCAAGGCGTTATCTTTACCGATATAGACGCAAGAGATACGTTTGAAGGTTTGTACAACGACAACAGAATAATGCCGTTTTGTCGTTTGGCAGCGAAACGATACGATGCAAGAAGCTACAAGGATGCGAGAATACTTGCATCCAAGGGTGAGATTTCTTTGTTTGAGTGCGGAAGCCTACCTGTTCTTTATATCGTTTAGCCTATGCCTTCGCCGAAAGAGATATTACAGCTACGTACCGTCAGAACTTGTACTCAAGTCTTTGACTTAATGTACAAGTGTGGCGTTATGCACGCCCACTTTTTGGACGATAACGACCACACGAAAGAGTTTGTCGAAACGCACAGGAAGAAAGACTGCTACGCCGCATTGGTGACGTTCGATTCCTTTGGTTGCAGAGTGACAGACAGAGAGTTTTCCCGGAAAGACTACGCAGTGTTTATACAATCTACGGTGATGGATCAAGTTGGCAACTTGCGACAGGCTGAAACCGTTCTTGCCTTTACAAGGATAACCAGTAGCTTTGTCGAGAAGATTATGGATGTTTGTATGGACTTCTACTTAAAAGGTTTGTACGACTACACCGAGTACGGACTTACGAATCCTGACGCTTTCTTGAAAAAGCATTATCGGATGTTAGGCAACGAACATAAGTACAAGTGCAAACCCGAAACGATGGTTATGTTTGCGCAGCGTTTCTGCTTTGAGCGCAAGCTCATGGAGGAGCCTTTCTCTACTGCGGCACGTCAGTACGAAACACTTTCGGCGAACCTTTACAACATTCTACGTAACGAAAAGAATGCAAACGATGCAAAGAAATGGTTGTTCTATGAAAACAAACGAAGAAGCAGCGAAGATTAATGTGTACCACGAATCTCCTTTTTGTGGTAAGTTTGAGAGCCGGTATCGCTATATCTTGTTGCCGTATGGCTACATGGTAAACGTCCCTTTAAAAGGCGCAAGGTATGGCGATATTCTTGTCTTTAACAACGGAGATGGAGCGGAAATATATTCTGTTTGCTCCGTAAAGCTAAAAACAAAGCTTGCGTCCGTACTTGCGATTATGCGGTATGGAAAGCCTTTAAAGCGTATCATGGAGATGTGGGAAATGAAGTCGGTTATAGATGGAGGAACAAAAGATGCAGTAGACAAGGATGTCTGTCTGCTGGTATATCATGGAGATAAAAAAGTTAAAGTTTAAATACCAGGAATACACGGTAGTACCATGTGATGTAACGCCGGATAACGGGATTTATGAAACGTCAGACGGCATACAAGTGGAGTTATCCATTCGAGGGAAGTATGACAACACGGACGGTAGGAGTGAAGAAACACTCAAACAGCTTAGCAGAGTGTTTTTTAATTTACCGTTTGATACCGTGAATAGAGTGTGGAACAACAGACTCGGCTACACTCCGACATTCTGGGCAATGCTTAGATTATGCAAAAAATAAAGTTACGACCGTATCAAGAAAGTGCAGTAGACGAGATACGGACTGCGTTGGCGCAGTATAAAAGGGTGCTGTTTTGTGCGCCTACGGGTGCTGGAAAGACCTTGATTTTTAGCTACATAGCTAATCAGTCGCAGCGTTTTAACCGAAAAGTGCTCATTCTGTCAGACCGCACAGAGATTCTTACACAGAACGGCGGCGCGATTCAAGCCATGGGATGTAAGATAGACTACATAGACCCTCGGCACAGAGATTTACCGAAAGAGAATGTGGTTTGTTCCATGACGCAAACCATACGTAGGCGTATAGAAAAGCAAGAGTGGTTTCAGTATTTAAAGTCCGTTGAATTGCTCATTATAGACGAATGCCACGTTCAATTGTCGGACTTTATACATCAGTATATGAATGATAGCTGCTTTGTCCTTGGTGTTACGGCAACACCGCAGCGAACGGGTCACATGAATCAGCTCGGAGGTTTTTACAAAGCGTTGGTCACGAGTATTTCGATAAAAGAGTTGATCTCGCAAGGGTATCTCTCAAAGTGTCACCACTACTCAATTACCGCTCCCAATATTGACGGAGTGCAGATTGATAGTGGAACTGGCGATTACAACAAAAAGCAGTTGTCGGCTCGCTTTGAAAACAAGATTGTTTACAAAGGCATTGTAGACGAGTATTTGCGCCTTACACCACACAAGAAAGCTATCTGTTTTTGCGTCAGCTCTAAACAAGCCATAGATATGACGGAGGAGTTTATATCGAAAGGTGTGAGCGCAAAGTACGTCTTATCCGGCGATTTCGATAGTGATGCTGTTTACAGCGGTAGCCGTAGCGATGTTTTTGATGGCTTTGCTCGTGGTGAGTTTGAGGTGCTTTTAAATGTAGGCATCTGTACGGCAGGATTTGACTGCAAGGATATAGAGGTTGTTATCTTGAATTTCTCGACCGTAAGCCTAAGCAAATACTTGCAGTCTGTTGGACGTGGTAGCCGCGTGACGGACTGTAAACATGAGTTTTGGGTGCTTGACGCAGGACGCAACTACGCTCGCTTTGGAACTTACGACAAAGATAGGGAGTGGAGTTTGTGGCACGATGAGCATTCCAGTACCGGGATGTCTACACTGAAAGTTTGTGACCAAAAGACAAAAGACAGATACGGCAGGTTTGGTTGCGGAGCGATGATACCGAATACTTGCTCGGTGTGTCCTTGCTGCGGCAAGGTTTTGTCAGATAAAGAATGGGACTACCAGTGCCAGCTTGAAGAGGTGATTGAAAATTCGGAAGATTCCATTGAACAGTATTGCTGCAAGAAACGCTTGGAAGGTTGGAAAATGTCAAGAATCCTCATATCGCTTTGTCTTGCCAATACCGACAACATGAAGAAGGCGTTCGTAAAAGGTTATCTTTCAATGAATAAAGACAAGACGGAGTACGATGCAAACAAGTACTACTTTGTCTTCATGAAACAATTTGGCAGTAAGATTAAACGCAAAAAGGAGGCTTAAAAACAAGCCTCCTTCCCTTGCAAAACAAAAAATCTAACAAAGAGAGAGAAATCATCGGCACAAAATTACGAAAAAATTTGTTTACTACCAAAAAATAGCGTAACTTTGTGCCATGATTCAAGAAGCAGGAACTGCACCAAAGAAAAAACGCTCGCATGGCTCGGACGAAGCGAAGATACAAAGCGAGTGTGTCCGTTGGCTTTGGAACGAACATCCGGAGACAAGGATGTTGTACTTTTGTGTTCCAAACGAGCTTTCAACAAGCTCATACATGGATAAGCAGGCTCAACTTCGAGAAGGCTCAAAAAGGCGTACTATGGGATGCGTCAGTGGTGTTTCGGACACTATATTGATGATTCCGAGTGATGGATACCATGCAGCCTGCATTGAGTTTAAGACACCGATAGGCAGACAGTCAGATACTCAAAAAGAGTTTCAGGCAAAAGTCGAAGAGAAGGGTTATAAGTACACTCTTGTTCGTTCGGTGGATGATTTTAAGAACTTTATAAACAAATATCTACACTATGAGTGAAATAGTTATACGAGGAACAGTAAAACAAGTCCTGCCCTTACAGAGTGGCACGAGCCAGTCGGGTAAGGAATGGAAGAAAGCAACCATTGTTGTTAGTATTCAAGACGGACAATACGAAAAGACTATTGCCATGGATAACTTAAACCGTGCGGAAGATTTCGCACGGTTTGCGGTTGGAGACCATGGAACGTTTTACATTGATGTCATATCCCGTGAGTACAACGGCAAGTGGTACACCAATGTAACTTGCTATAAGTGGGACTACGAGCATCAGCAGCCTGCTCCTGCGGTAGCTCCTGCAAGCCAAGATAAGAAACCAACTTCTGGTGAATTGCCATTTTAGATAAGTGTATAAAGAAATGCAGGTTGACTCATAAGGTTAATTTAATTCTCTTTTTTTTTAGGACACCTCCGTTGCGATTATCGGGGGTGTCTTTTTCTTACGATGTTTCATTTGATGTGTTTTATCATATTTCTTTTCGTCTCCCTCCGCAGTGATGCGTTGGGAGTTTTTTTGTTTTATATACACAGTAAGGGTGCGAAAGTCGGAACTCACGCACCCTGATAGTATGAAGAAAAAATGTTTGTGCCTTTCTTTTTAAAAGGCAGGATCGGAAGAAAACCCCGACACCTGCCTAAAGCAATATGGATTCAAAAATAATAAACTCAACATAAAAGTTGCCTTACGTTTCCCAACGGCTGACAACCAAACAAAATTCTTATTGGTATAATTAAAATCCGATAGTGCAAAGATAGGCATTTATTTTGAAATGGCAAAGAAAAACCCGAAAAAATCTCACGACTTTTTCGGGGAAAAATTAACACTCCATGAAAAACATGAAGCAAAAGTACTAAAATATATGAGAATTGCAAAATTTCTCGTGCAAAAATACTCGTTCCGTAACTCTTTTTGCGTTGTTTGTAGCGCATTTTGTCGAGTTAAGTTGAATCTCCGCTATCGGAACAAAGTCTTTCGGAGCATTATACTCACTTATATAGATAGGTACGGTTTGTTCTCGCACCCAAGAAAAGAACCTGTCGCTGTCGAACTTGTCCTTGTACTTTGATGTTCCTTTGTATGGTGGGTCGGCATAGATTACGTCACCTTCAAGGAAAGAGACTGACGAGTAGTCAGTCTCTTTCCGCTCCAGCGTTTCCAACCGCTCCAGCGTTTCCAACCGCTCCAGCGTTTCCAAGCTTTCGAGCGATTGCAAGCTTTCGAGCGATTGCAAGCGTTCAAGGTTATCAATATTGTTTTCGTGCGTAAAGGCGTAGTGCGAACCTTGCTTTTGAATCAAACCTTGCTCTTTGTAATACGGCAGGATGTGGTGTTTTACGTACATTCTACGCTCTCCAACATCGTCTATACCGTCCATACTACTCCAGTCCATTCCGAATGCTTTCATTGGCTCGTAATCGCCCAGAACAACGGCGTAATGGAATGCTTTCTTATACTTTTCAGTGTGCTTGCCGTAAAGATACGTCTTTTGGTCGTTCCCAAAGCTCCAACAAAGGCGCACGTATGGGTCGGTGTCTTTAAGGCGAAAGAAATCCTCTCGGCTAATCCATCGAGTTTCCGTCTTTGTGGTGTACTTTCCTGCAATTGCGTCCATGAACAGCTTTGGTGCGTCCGTAATATCATTCATGAGTACTCGTCTGTACATTCCCGACACAAGCGCAGCGTGGCTCATGGCGCAACCTCCGGCGAACAAATCTACAAATCTTTCTCCTTGCGGCAACACACTTAGAATCTTTTCAGCTATGCGTGACTTGCTACCCATGTACGGAACACCATATCTTCTAATCTTCTTCTTCACCATCTATAACTTCATAATGTTTAAGTCCTTTCTTTTCAATCACAACATCGGGTATGTCGAGCATATCCTTGTCGGAGTACGAAACGCCTTCATCGTTGCAGCGTTTCTTGTACTTGCAGTAATCGCAATCGTCTATGAGCTTTTCCTCTCTCTTGGCTTGCTCAACAAAAAGACGCATACGACATCGAGAACACGTAGCAGGTAGGTATCGCCTTGGTGCTTCCAGTCTTTCGTCACCATCGCCAAAGAACCCTACTTTGTCGGCAAGCTTTAATAGCACTGTTGGGTCGTCAAACTCCTCTATATGATTGATGTTCTCAACCACATAGTCCACCACTTTGTTTAAGGACTTCAACCTTTTCTGATCACGTTCCTCTTTTGTTTCCTCCTTGCGTGCTTTTTCGTTTTCTCCGGATAGTTCCGCTTTGTAGGCTTCTGCGTATTTTATCGCTATTGCACTCTCAAAGAACTGCTGTGTGGCTCTACGAAGAAGAGAAGGGGATGCGCTATCCAACCCCTTCTTTTCTTTAAGGAAAAGCTTAAATGCAAAGTCTTTGCTGCTACCGAAAGCCACCCAGTAGTTTAGGCAGTTCTTTTCTTCCTTTGTAAGGACAGAGAAGTCTCCCGTAGCAGGCTCCGGCGGCAATGTTCTAAACTTTCCCATACACTACTCTGCTGTTTTTGTTACGGAACGATTATCCACCGTGTCGGTGCTTTCCTTGTCGTCCGTATCATCCGTTTTTGTAGACGTGCTATCAAGCAGATCTCCGAACTCTCGTTTTGCGTCCGCCTGTGCCTTTAAAGCTTGATACGTCTTTCTGTATGTATCGGCATCCAAATCCGAGATAACGCGCTTGTCGTCGTCCGGGTATTGCATATCCATTTCGCTGCGTGCGCTATCTCTTGATAGAATACCAGCGTACACAAGTTTCGTAGTATTCTCCACCTTTTCGGATGTGTTCTGCGGCACCCAAATGTTCTGACCTACTGACGTTCGCAGCATAGCAAACTTCTCGTCTTTCTCTACCTTTGCAACAAGATATTTAAAGACCTCCGTCATGTAACGAACTCCGGGGGCAATATGGACCCAAAACTCCTGTGCGCACTGAATCTCGCTCGTAAACATCAATCGCAGTGCGCTGGAAGAATCAGCTCCCGATTTTAAAATTTCGGGTTCTATGATAACGGACATTGAGCCATGCAGTATGTTATCCATCTTTGTTTTGATGTTCACGGTTGCAATGTTGCTCATGTCGCCCGAATCAATCGTCTTGACATCGGCAACTTTCAGTTCCTCTACCGTACCGGTGGCACCATATATCCTGCCGTGAGCATTGCTGTTTGGTAGCTCCTTTATTTTTGTAGACTTCACAAACTTATCGGGGAATGCGTCCGACTTCATTGCTTCGGCTATGTAAGACGTAGCTCTCTCCCAAGAACGTATTTCTTCTTCTACATCGCCTGTTGCAAGGTCGGGAACGCGGAAGTATATGCACTGGTTAAGCTCACTTGTAATCTGCGAGTCGGTGCTTGCAATACACGTCCAACCATCCTCGGACTTTTTGCCCGAAACAAAGTCTATGCCACCTCGAACCCATCCGCTAATTTTAGATAGCCAAGATTTATCTTTGATGTTATCAAGAGATTGCACCCATGTTTCAACGCTGCCTGCCTTGTATATGTCCACGGCAAGTTTACCATTTAAGACGTACTTACGCGCCAGCAAAGGTTTGCGGTTTTCATCAAACCTTGGGAACAGCTCGTCTCCGTAAAGATACGAGAACACCTTGTATTCGATATTCCCCCCGGAAGTGTAGAGATAGATAGCAGCATCGCACGTCTGACGCAGCGACAGTACTGCCTCGAAATACGCCGTATCAAGTCCGCTTGAATCCTTCCACGAGAGAAGCTGGTCGAATGTTTCTTTCATGTTCTTAGACTCGTTGCCTATCCAGTAACCGTCCGCTGCGGCGTGAGAAGCTTTTGCTATGGCGAATCTTCGAGCCAAACAGCAACGAGTGGTTTCCATATCTTCAAAGCCAACAATGCGGATCTCTTTTTTCTGTTTTCCCGTTTTCGGGTCAATAACGGGGTCTCCGTTCTCGTCCGTCACCTCAACGTAAGACTTGATAGGCTTTGCAGACCAATACTTGTTGTTAATCTCTCTTGCGGCAGGGGACAGCTCGTTTAGAAAGTCCGATTGCGTCAAGAAACGCACGTTTGCACCTCCCATGAGTGCTGCATCTGGAAAGTCGTAGAACGTGGCGTTTGTCGGAAGTTCCGGCTTATAATCAGGCGAAACTCTCCGTTTCCAAGGTTCCTTGTGTAGATAATCTGAAATTTTCATATATAGAACTAATTTGTTTAATGCCAAATACCCATGACGGGATGCAGTGCTGTGTTGCACATACAGAACTCATCGTATGCGTCCTCCGTGACTTCCGGCAGTGTATGCTTTCTTTCTCTTGCATCCAGTTCAAAAATGGCTCGCAGTGCAATGGTCGTCATAAGGTCGGGGGAGAATTTGAATTTCTGTTTAAATTCATCCGTACTTCTGTAATACGTCTTTTTGTTGCGTTTGAGCGAGATGAACAAGTTAGACTCGTCCAAGAGTATGCTTATGAGCTTGCGCTTCTCTCCACGCCTGCCGTACAAGTATTCTGTATTCTTGTCTATGCGTATGGATATATCTCCTTTTTCGATAAGCACACGAGTTTTCCCAAGCAACTGCGAGCGTAGGTTAAAGAACTCATCGAGCGCAACTTGATTGCCATTCTCGTCATACTCTTGTATCACCTTCTTGTTCCATGTTACTGGAATACCCGAAGAGAAAGCCTGCACCCAATATCCATGTCCTGTTGCATCAAAAGCGAAGTGCTCAATCGGAACATTGTGCTTTTTAAGTGTACATCTTAGCCAACCCTCCATCTCACTCGGTTTACCTTCAAACCATTCGATTGCAACGATAGACAACTCATCCCATATAATCATAGGAGCTTTATCGTTCTCTTCTTTGCCGGAAGAAATGTCCATTGTTGCGTAACGCTCTCCTCCTTCATCGTAGGCGTTCTCAAAGAGTTGCTCTATCATGTTGTTGGAGACTTCTTTTGTCTCTTTCTCGGTGGGGCCGAAATATGCTTCTCCGACCACCATACGCTGCGTTGCACCAACTGCGTGCAGGTTGGCAACGGATTGACCACCTGTTGCGTTTACAAGCTCTCGGTTGTCGGCTGCGGCAGCTGTAAATACAGCGAAAGACTTCACGTAATCGTATTTTGTAATGCCTGCTTTCAAGTCATCCTCGTTGTCTTGCAATCCTGCACGGCGCACGACTTCTTCCCTTGTGTCACCCCACACAATATCTTCGGCTTCATCTCCGAGCACATAGAAGTACTTAACCTTGCCTATTGCATCCTTTTTTAAGTGCCAAACAGATGTATCAACCGACCCCGACTCAATGAGCATATCGTTCGTCCAGTGTCCGTACAGAGGGTTAAACGAACAAATCATTTGCGGTATCATACCTGAATTGTCTCGGTTACGCATGAACCAGAAAGCAAACATCTTGAAGTAGTCCATTTCCGTACACTCATCCACCATAATAAGCGACGACTGCTGTTTCTTAGCATAGTCTTGAAACTCCTTCCATTCTTTCGGTATTGCCACATTAAAATTGGAGTGTATGAGCTGTAAGTTTGAGTTATTCTTTGGATAGGCAAAGGTTGGTGTTCCAGAAGATGCGTAATCGCAGCCACCAAAATTTCCGAGCACCGTTACTCCGTCACGATAGATTGAAGAACCTTTTTGAGAATCCATTGCGCGAACGGATATAAGACGTGACGTAAAGCCGTACATATCCATGCCGTTCAAGGCTTTTAGGTACATCGTAAAAGTTTTCCCCGCTGTACCTTGACCGCACATGAATATCAAGTTACACTCGCAAGCGCACACGTCCTCCTGCATACCAACCTGCGGCATGATGTCAATGTCTTTGCGTATCTTAAAACCTCCAACGATGTCATACCCGCCCGTTTTCGCTGTTTTAAGTTTGCGTTTTACGTTCGGATATAGCTCCGGAAGCTCTATCGTTTTATCTAATATTCTTATGCTCATATTAGTTTTTTAGCTTTTATGCTGCAAAAATAGCGAAAAAAATTTGGATAATCAACAAAAAACACCTATTTTTGCGGTATGAAAACAATCCCTATATACTGCAGTGAGTGCAGCCAACATAAACTCTTATGCGTAAACGAGGACGCAGAAGGCTCTTTTAGGGTCTGGTGCAAGTCTTGTAAAAGTCAAATCCGCGTGACGATTAGAGGAGGGAAAGTCAAGACAGAAAAGTTTTTTTAGGGTTAATAAATAAAAAGAGCCGAGAGCCGATAGATACAGCAATGTGTTTGTCGGCTCTCTTTGTTTAATTTAGGATAACAAGAAATGAAGGAAAAAATCAAGGTAGCACTGCAACAAGCGTACAAGAACTTGGGGCTTAGTGATGAGGTATTTGAAAGGGTAGCCACTACCGGAGAAACTTTTATCAAAGATGAGCAGGGAATCGACAACTTTGTCAAAGGGGCAGAGTCCATGCTAAAATTGTTTCAGAGTGAAGGCGACAAGACACGCACGGCTTTAAAGCGTATTGAGGAGCTTGAGGAGCAGGCTAAAAAGACTGAACAAACTCCACCGACACCGCCACAGCCACCAAAAGAAGACGAGCCGAAGCCGCAGCCTAAAACGCAGGAAGAGCTGATTACCAGCTTGGTCGAAAAGCTGACTGCAAAGAGTGACGAAAAGTTTGAGAAACTATTGAATGAGTTTACCTCTTACAAGACACAGCAAACGGCCAAGGAGTCTATCGTTACGGCAAAGTCGAAGTTTCAGGACAACGGGTACGTAAAGAAGTACTCCGAGCAGGCTGATGATGCGTGGGACAGAGCCATTGAGGTTTACGAGCTTGGCGGCAGCAAAATGACCGCAGAGGAGCTTTCGGAAAAAGCAATGAGCTATTTCACCAAGGCGGTATCTCGTAAGGGCGTTGATACATCTAAGCCGTTTGTTGGTGAAGATCAACACAAAGACGAGTTGGACGTATCTACTTTTACGGAGAGCCTAAAGAGAACGGGTCGCATTCAGGAGGACAAAAAGGAGTAACCGTTTCGTCTTTTAAGGACGGAGCTATTGTTTAACAAAACCATTCGCAATTATGGCTAATTACGGAAATGAATTTTCACAGAAGCAGGTTGCCGCAGTAGGTGTTGAGCGCATCAACGTCTGGGACGGAACTTGCGAGTTCTACCCCGTGGGAGCTGTCTTTACGGCAGATTCCTCCTATAAGGTAGGTTCCGTTATTCCTGCCGGCACGCCAGTGACTGTATCTTCCCCAGGTGGTGCGGCTACTTTGAACGGCTCAAAGCCGACAGGTTTAACTTACGAGGATGTAGTTGTAGGAACCATTGCATCTACCCTCACAGTGGTAACACGCGGAAGATTCTTGCAGTCTCGTAGCAATGCAACACTGACTACTGCACAGGAATCCGCGTTGAGTGATAGAATTTTATTTATAAAGGAGGCGTAACGTATGGATGCAAGATTTTATGGTATAGACAACGTTCTCTCTACACTGGGTATTAACACCAGCAAGCAGTTTGACTTGTTCTACACGTCTGCTTTAGAGGGCCGTGAAACTCTCGATTTGAATATTGAGGGTTTCGTTTGGGATGAGGCGCAGCTTGACTTTACCTACGAGGCATTGGAGGCAGAAGGCAAGTTGAAGGGTATGGCTACTTACGTAGACCTTAACTCCGAGCCTTTGGCACGCGGTAAGGCTGTTGAGCTTTCCAAGCTCACCGGTTCCATTCCTCGTCAGAAGAGAAAGATTCTTCGTGGTGAGAACGATTACCGCAAGCAGTTGATAGCTTTGCAGACCGCAGAGGCTATGGCGCGATTGAAGGGAGATTCTCCTTATCAGTCCGTTCGAGACTATCTGACTGCAAATCTTTTTGATACGTTGGCAGAGATTCCTGACAGCCACAACGCTTCTTTGTCTTTCCAAGTAGGACAGATGAAGTCCGCTCGCAAGCTGTCTTTAACTACCGACAACAACCCAAGCGGTATCGCAGGCGTTGAGTTTAGTGCGCAGGTTCCTGACGAAAATGTCGTTGATGAGGCATGGTACACCGTTACGGACGGAGCTATTTCTTACGTTGAGGATGCAGACCCGATTCTTACTTTGAAGAAGAAGATTCGCGAGATTAAGCTCGACATCTACAAGGGTTATCAGAATGTAACCATCGAAATCAACGCAGTGACCTTCTTTAAGCTCGTTGAGCATCCGAAGGTGTTGCAGCGTTTGGGATATTCTTTGCGTCCCGACTTGCAGATTGTTCCGAAGAACGACAGCAATGCACAGACCGTAGGTTACGAGAATTATCTCTCCAACGGTGACGAGTTTATCAAAGAGTTCTTCAAGCGTGCTATCGGTGCAGACCAGCTTATTTTGAACACCACTATCGTAGGTGTAGACAAGCTGAATGCTACAAGTAAGAAGTTTGAGACCAAGAAGTTGGATGTTTTCGAGCAGGATGTAGTTCTTATTCGTCCTACCGGAACTATCGGAACCATCAAGAATGTTGCTCCGCTGCGTCCTGACGGTTCAGCTATCTCCGCAGGTATCTTTGGCGGTCGTGGTATCATAGAGTACCGCTACAACGCAGAGACTCGCGAGCAGACTTGGGTATCAGAGCTTACTATCCTCGCAGTGCCTAACCAGCCTAAGAAGATGTACTACTACAACATCAAGGGCGAGGCAGCAGAGGCAAGTGCAACTTCAACCGAGGAAAGCAAATAGAGTGTTTTTAACTTAAAGTAAAGCTAAGTATGACAGTAGGAGCGTATTTGCAAACGAAACTCCCCAAGAATGTTTTCGATAGCGATGATATAGAGGCGGCATTGTTATCCGTTTTAAGAGCAAGTCCGACAGCTTTTGAGGTGTTGGATGCAGAGGACGATGTAAAAGAAGTCCTGCAAGACGAAGAAAAGGCCAACTCTTTAGACTATGCGCTTTCTACGTTGTACTACGCTGTATCGGGAGTTTTTTCAGGAGGTTCTAAAACAGAGCAGCGTTCAGATATAAAATTATCTATCAGTGGATTCACAATCACGCAAGCCGACAGAGATTATTTCAGAGGTTTGGCGGATAAGATTCGTGAGGACTTGGGTTGTACGGTTGAGGAAGACCCTGCGAGCGATGATGGAATGTTTGACGCAACTTATTTGACGCAGCTTCAATGAAGTCGATAATACCATACGATAGCCATGTAACCATAACGAGAACGAGCGGTGATGAAGTGGTCAAGGATGAGTGGGATGAGATAGTTTCGGGAGAAGTAACCGTCTACGACGGTAAGTGCAGTTACCATAAAGGCACACCAACTGCAGGCACTCTACTTGTTCACAGCGATGTTCTTGTTATCCCGGTTAGTGACATACTCTTTCACGAGAACGATGTGGCGTTGATAACTACCAAGCGAGGTAATATATATAAAGGTGTGGTAAAGTCTATATACGATGTTGATTTTGTCCTTTTTGACAGAAACGAGACAAAGATTGAGTTGAAGCAGGTTTTGGAGGTAACGGGAAATGACGAGTGACGCTCATAATATGTCGGTATTTGCAGAAGGTGTAACCAACTATGTAGAGCGCGTTATCAAGAAGGAACTGATAAAGATTCTTTGCGATGTAGCCGACTACATGGTTAAGACGATTGATGGAGATTACACTCCGTGGTCGTTTCACGAAGATGGACATCTTCCTTACGGAGGTAATAATCAATTTCCCGTGTGGGTCGGACAGATGCACGATGCCACCGGTGTTGCAATCTATGACGAAGGCTCGGTTATCCGATATTTACCGACAAAAAAAGCATTGGACAGTCAGCCGCAGAATTATGGCAGCTTAGGTGGAATTATCGGTAACACATACCTGCAGCAAGCCATAAACGAGGGTCAGCTTAACTTTCCTAAGGGTCTTTGGCTGGTTCTCTTCTGTGCCGTTCCTTACGCCTACAGGGTAAATGAGGTCGGCTCTCCGACAGGTAGAGGTGTTGGATTCTTCGATGCAAACAAAGAGCAGCTTTGTGTAGAACTTTTTTCAAGACTTAAATTAGTAGAATAATATGGATATATCCGATTTGGCACCCGACACTGCTTTGGCAGCAATGCTTGACAAGAAGGTTCTTGCCAAGACAACGCCTGTGCGTGCTTACGGGCAGCTGGAGCTACCCAATACTATGTCGGATAGCGATTATATCCACATTATGTTTAATGGCAATGTCACGTCCGTCACGGATAAGCTACAAATGTTCAATGGTGGTTTGGCTTTGTCTATCTACTCTAAACTTGATCCGAGTGGAGGTGTAGCGCGGAAAAGCCGTATAAGATTGCTCGAAAAGCAGGTGTATGAGCTTACGCACCGCAAGAGTGACGGGAACTACTTCTTTGAGATTTCGGAAACCCCGATAACCCCCATATCAGCGAATAGTACAACAGGTTATGCTTACTTGACTTTAAATATTCAGTGGCATACTAAGTAATAATTTTAAACGAATATAGCTATGGCAGTAACAAATATTGGTCAGTTTGAGGACAATACCGGCGTATTTGCCGGACAGGGCGACCTCGTAGTCTTTGACAAGGTAGAGGATTACAGCACGGCTGCGTTTGCAACTCTTGCAAACCCCGTTTCATTGGGTCAGATTGTTCAGAACTCTACTTCTTGGGACGGAGACGACCCGGAGATTACCACCGTAAAGGACGAGCAGGGAGACCCAATCACTGCAACCGTGACTTCCGGAACTTTGGCGTTCTCTTTCGAGATGGCATCCACCTCTTTGAAAGCGTTCGAGAAGTTTATGGCAGGTGAAGAGATTACTATTAGTAATGAGGGTATCTTCAAGGGTGCTAAGTGCGTAGGTTTCGGAACGGAACTTCCGGTACAAACCTTGCCAGTCGGAATCTTTAATGACGATTTGACCCGTCTGTATCTCTATCCGAAGGCTAAGATGGTTTCCAACCTTTCTTGGTCAGACAACTTGTGGAGAATAAAGGTATCAGTTACTTGCGAGTACTTGAAAACAGCTACTTTGAGAACCGGCATGATTCTCGATTTGGCATCTGCGCCTTCTTATGGAACTGCGAATATAAGTGCGTAAGTAAGATTTTAGTTGTTAAACTTGGGCGGTGGTGGATGAAAAACACCGCTGCCCATTTTTATTTTTAAACAATGGAAGAGACAAAAGATTTCGTGGCAGGTTACAGTAAGGTGATGAACCGACAGCCGCAAACGATAGCCGTAGGAGGTAAGACATATAAAGTCAAGCAGCCGAGAAAGTTTATCCGTGCAAAGATAGATTCTTTGAACAGAGAGGCTTATTGGTGCGAGCAGAAAGCAAAGGGAGCTATAACGCTCAAACAAGCAAAGAAAATCACCCGAAAGATACAGACGCTGCACGCAAAGACAGCAGCCTTGTACCTGCTTGGATTATGGGCGATTGTTCCGTTTGTGTATGCTATTAAATGGCGATGGCTCATGCTTGGGTATGACGAGACTACTTCGGCGATAAACACCGCAGGACAGACCGGGGACGCACAGATAAATTTTTCTTTAGCCAACTGGGAATATACAAAAGTCCAACTCGCGCGCTCTATCAACCTAATTGGCGAAGGATTAACGGATTTACAGAAGAGGATGGAAAGCGCGAGGAAGCAAGCGGAGGAGGACGCTATGAAGAAAAAGCCGGACAGCAAGTAGGCTGTTTCTTTGAGTGCAACAAGGACAACGAGACGATTGTTTCGGCGTATGGCGCATACAATCTTTGGTCGTATCTGAAATATTGGTATTTAGACACAGAGAACAGAATATTACTCATGCTTATCGACAAGAGCTACTTTGACTACGACTTTAAGCCGTACTTCGATAAGAGCAAGGCTCGCAGGACGGTTGAGGAGACGAAGCTTGACGATGGAAAGCTGTTCAATGCGTTACGCCGTTTGGGCTGGAATGGTTCTACGTATGAGGACGCTGCGGAAGATATACAGAACAAGATTATGAACAAAAAGTGATTTTATGGCTGACGATAAATTGATTTTTCCAATAGGGTTTGACTTGGAGAAGGGCACAGAGGAGGCGAAAAAGGATTTTGACAAGATTCTCGCTCGCCTGAACAAGACAGCAGGCGAAAAGCCTGTTGCCTTGAATGTTAAGTTTGACCCGACCGAGTTTACTACGTTCAACAAGACACTTAAAAGCGGAATAAAGGATGTCGGAGCTTTTGCGGATGCAGTGCGTAGCTGTTTTCGTGAGATAAACGAGGAAACGGGAAGTTTCACAAAGGTTTCCCTTATCGACCCGGATACACAGACCAACATCAACAACATCAAAGAGGCGATGAAGAAAATCCGTGATGCGTGGAACGATATGCCAATGGATAGGAAATATTTCACGAAGGATGATGGTACGCGCGATTTTTCTGACAGAGCTAAAAAGCTTGCGACAGACTATAACAATCTGAAAGCATCTTTGATGTCTTACGCAACAACCCTGGAGGATTACTCAAGGAACGTCCAGAAAGCCATAAATGATGAGATAAGGGCGAGAGAAAGAGAGGAAGCTGCCGACACGAAGCGTTATGAAGAAATGTGGGCTCGAATGGAAGAGGATGAGCGCAAGGCACAAGAGATAGCGCAGAGAAAATACGCCGCACAAGAAAAGGCCGCACGTGATGCGGCTAAGGCTGAGGAAGCTGCCGACACGAAGCGTTATGAAGAAATGATGCGTAACTCACAGCTTGAAATCGAGGCGAGAGAGCGTTCTGCCAGAGCCGCACAATCAGCTTACGAGCACGGGCTTCGTTCAGCTGCGTCAGCTGCCGCAAACGAGGAGTTTAAGCTCAATCAGATGCTAAAAGCGCAAGAAAACATTATGGATAACTTGCGTCAAAAAATATCTTACTACCAAACACAGTTGCAGAAACTGCCGGTTGGTTCGGAAGATTTTAAAAAGACAGCAGCAGAGGTACAAAGACTCTCTTTAGAGTATCAGAGAGCAACGCAGTACTTGCAAGACTTGCAAAACAGAGCCTTGCAAGGGCTTGATTCTGCATCCATAAACAAGGCTGTTTCAGATGTTACGTCTTATAGAGCCAGACTTATTGAACTTGAGCAGGAGTTTAATAATCTTAGGAACACAAACAGTGTCACAGACCCAACCAGCGGTATGCTTACTGCGGATGCGAACAAAATCCTAAAGGAGCGTCAGCAGATTCTAAAGAGCATAAACGATATGTTGTTTTCCGTAGAGGATGCACAAAAAAAGCGAGAAAAGGAAATCAACGACATCATAAAGAAACGTGAGGAGATTGCGTCTCGTATTAAAGCTCAACATCAAGCAGAACTTGAAGCACTAAAACGCAAGAGAGAAGAGAATGACAGAATAAGAAAGATTTTGTCTGCCGAAGAAAATACAATATCAAGCATTACAGCGAAGTTGCAAGTCCAGCAAGCACGGCTCCAAAAAACAAAAATTGGATCTGCCAAGTTTGATAAGATTGCAGATGAGGTGCAGCGTTTGTCAAGTGCCTTAGAGGAGGCCAAGAAAAGGATAGACGGAGCAACAAGCTCTGCCGAAACCCACAAAAAGAAAGCGCGGGAGACAACCGCTGTTTATCGTGAGCAGACAACGTATCTCGATAGATTAATACGGCGTATGGCGGTGTACTGGTCTATTTCGCAGGTCAGTAACTTCTTATCTAAGGTGCGTGAGGTGACTGCGCAGTTTGAGTTGCAGAGAGTTTCTTTGGGAGCGATTATTCAGAGCCAAGACAAGGCGAATGCTTTGTTTAGCCAGATTAAGAGCTTTGCCCTTAAATCTCCTATCAGCATTCTTGACTTAACGACATACGTTAAGCAGGTTGCAGCGTATCGTATCGAAACAAGTAAGCTTTTCGATACGACCAAGCGACTTGCGGACGTTTCCGTGGGTCTTGGCGTTGATATGCAGCGTATCGTTCTTGCGTATGGACAGGTAAAGGCTGCTACTTATTTGCGTGCATCAGAGTTGCGCCAGTTTACAGAGGCAGGTATTCCGCTTTTGGAGCTGTTGTCCGAAAAGCTGTCCGAGATGAATGGAAAAGCTGTCACTACCGGTCAAGTTATGGATATGATTTCCAAGCGCATGATAGATTTCTCAATGGTTGAGCAAATCTTTAAAGACATGACAGACGCTGGCGGTATCTTTTATGATATGCAGGAAAAGCAAGGAAACACGCTTTATGGTATGTGGGCAAAACTTGGTGATGCTGCAAGCGTTATGTATGATGAGATTGGAAACACGGGCATCGTAAATGATTCCATGAGATGGATGATTTCTGCGCTCACATCTCTAATGCGTAATTGGGAGTCTTGGGGAACGATGATTGCGGCAACCGTTGGCGGACTTGTTCAGTACAACATTCTCTCAAAGGCGTGGTCTGTAAACATGAAGGGTCTTGCCGCCGCAGAGCAAGCGCACGCAGCTGCCATGAACGAATTGAATTCTGCTACGGCAACAGGAAACGCAGGCTTGATAAAACGCTCAAAATTACTTGTCGTTGCAACAAATCTTGAGATGAAAGCCGCGACCGCAACAGGTTTTTGGAATACTGTTGGTTTGAAGTTGAATGCCACTATCCTGCGAATAAGAGCTGCGTGGGCATCGTTTGCCCCGTCTTTGATAATCTTTGCGGCAATAGAAGCTATTGGTGCGCTTATTACTTGGATAAACAAAGCAACAAAGCTACAGCGCGAGCTGAATAATCTTCAAGAAGAAGGTGCTGTGGCAGTTGAGAAGTCTGTGCTTGGGTTTGAACTTCTTGCAGACAGAGCGGTTAAGGCTGCTGACGGAAGTCAAAAGCAGAAAGACGCACTGGACGAACTGCATCGAACATATAAAGACATGATCCCCGTTGAGGATATGACGATTGAAAAGCTTCGCCAGATGAAAGGTAACTACGATGCTTTGACCGGCTCAATTAAGGAGTATATCGCACAAAGAACGCTACAGCAGCAAATTGATAAGATTGTTGAAGATAAAGGCAAGGATATTGTAGACGCGGAAAAAGAGATACTTAATAATGGTGTGCGCGTTTTGAAGTCTTTCGGGACGTTTGGCGCAGCAGGAAACCTTTCAGAGTCCGAAATAAAACGGTTTATTGATGGGTTAAAAAGCTATTCGGAGAAGGAATCTCTTTCTGTTAGGGAAGTGATAGAGTCTGCACTGAAAGATTATGTAGGCGAGAACGTAAAGATGTCTGATGTCGGCGGTTCTCTTTCACGAGTAGAAGAGCTTGTGAATTTGTATCGTGACCAGTCTAAAGCAATAGACGAGGTTACGCAAAAAATGAAGAGCCAGTACTCTACGCTCGGACGCTACAGCCAGTTGCTGGAGAATGTTGATAAACAGATGGAGAAGGCTCCCGTTTCTGACGGAACATTCTTGACCGACCAACAGAACTTGAACACTCGCATAAAACTTTGGAAGGAGGCTATAGAGAAAGCCGGGGTTGAGTTAAAGGACGAGTGGTATAATATGGTTGACAAGGTCTCTGCGAACGACCCGAAAACCGTAAGTTCGCTTGATTTGTCGGCAATAATTGCATCTATCGGAAGTCAAAAGCCGATACTAAAGAATATGCTTATTGAAATACAGAAGCAATACAACGAACTTGTTCCTGCCGATCATCAAGTCAAGGTGTTCCGTGATAAGTTTGTTGAGATGGCTACTGCATCCAAGGTTCTTGACAAGGTTAAGTCAAATCTTATGGGCTTCAACGAGGATATGAAGTCTTATCAGAAGAAGATTAAAGACACTGTATCTGACCTCGCCGACACTATTAAAGCACTCAACGCGGAGCTTGCTATCACTCCAATGGTTTCACTCGAATACGCTGCTGTGGAGGATAAAATCAAGGACGCAGAGGCACTAAAAAACTTCTACGAAGAGTTCTTAAAGTTGCTACCAAATTACGACAAAAAGAAGAACAGCAAAAAGACGGACGACCCACGACTCGGCATCCTGCAAGAGATGGTTTCATCATTAAAGAATGTCAACAAGGAGTATGATGAGTTGCAAAAGAAAGAGGGCAGCACTCGTGCTTTGGAGGATACCAAGAAGATATACCAAAAGACGTTGCAAGAGATGAAGAGCTTGTCTAAGAAGTACAACTTCGGCTTGCCGGCATTCAGCGTTCCTACAAATACGAGCGAACTGAACAACTACTTGAAGAAGATAAAGGCTGCAATGGCAAAACTTCCAAAGTCAGACAAGGCGGTACTTTCTTTGCAGGTAGACATAGACAAGGCAACCATAGACGACGCTCAAAAGCGCATAGAAGCTAAGCTTAAAGAGCTGAAAGAAAAGATTGCTCGTTCCAAGGCTGCGAAGGAGTTTTTTGATAAGATTTTTGAGCAGACGGGCGACATACAAGCCAGCACGCAGATTGCGTTCTCTATTTACGGACAAAGCGGTGACGACCTTAAAAAGCAGATTGTCGAACAGATTCAGACAGTTTTTGAAGGCGTGGACGTTTCTTCGGCTATCAATTTTAGCACAAACGAAGTTGATTATACGGAGCTTTTAAAACTCTACGATAAGTACAGCGCAAACTTGATAGAAAAAAACAAGGAAACTGCTAAGACTATCGCAGAGCAGGGTGTTGCGAACTATGCTAAGCAGATTGAGCAATGGCAGAAGGAGCTTGCCAAGGAGAAGGACTTTGAGGAGCAGCGCAACGACATTATCTTGAAGTACTCAAAGCAAAGGGCGGATATTATCAGCAGCAACCTGCCGCAGGAGCAGAAAGAAACACTGCTGAAATCTTCCAACAAAAAGCAGTCCGAGGAGTTATCGGCTATCAACGTAAAGGAGTTTAAAAACAGCGATGACTATGTGCGCACGTTTGCCGACATGACGAATATAGCCACAAAGTCTTTGAAGGCGTTGCGTGATAAGTTACAGAAGGTTATTGACACCGACAAAACGCTTGACCCAACCAACATGAAAGCCTATGTTGAAGCTATTGAAAAGATAGACGAGGAAACTCAAAGCAGAGGTTTTGGTAACGTCATGGTTCAGAGCGTTAAGGAGTACATTTCTGCCGCAAAGAGCCTAAGTACGGCAAAGAAAGAACTTGCGGACGCAAAAGCCGATTACGAGGCGAACGAGCCAACATACGATGCGGATATTAAGAGAGCCAAGGAATGGCAGGCGCAGGCCGAGTCTTTGGTAGAGTACTACAAAGACCGCAATATGCTTGACACAAAAGCCGGAATTGCTGCGCAGTTGGACTTGAACGATGCCACGTCTGCTGTCGCACAAGCAGAAGAAAGAAAAGCAAAGGCTGCAAAGAAAGTTGAGGCTGCGGAGTCTAAGGTCACAAAATACCAAGACCAGCAACGGCGTTCTGCAAAGAAGTTTTGGGCAGACTTACAGAATTGCGCATCAACATTGCAAAACATGTCCGGGTTCTTGGATAATATTGTCGATATGCTCGGTATTTCGGAGGATTCAGACCTTGGGTTGATGTTTGGTGCTGCGTCAGATGCGCTATCGCAAACAGCCGAGATGATGAACGAGCTGAATACCCTACAAGAGCTTTACAACACAATATGTTCATCTAACCCGTGGTTAGCCATAGCCGCAGCTGTAGCCGTAACTACAAATATGCTTTCTAAGTGGGTTATTTCAAGCAAGGTTAAGAAGGCCAATAAAGAAATTGAAAAGCAACAAGACGTGTTGGACGAGTTGCAATACTCTTACGAGCGACTTGAAAAGCACATGGAGTCCGCATTGGGAGCGCAATATATCTCCGATTATAATTCAGAGATAGAGAACTTACAGCAACAACAAGAGGCGTACTTAAAGCAAGCCGAGGCAGAACGCAGCAAGGGTAAGAAAGCTGACGAGGATAAGATAAAAGAATACGAAGAGGCGGCTCGTGATGCAGCGGACGAGATAGCCGACATGCAATCGCAGATAGCCGAACAGTTCTTAGGTTCTGATATTACGTCTGCGGCACAAGACTTCGCACAAGCATGGGTGGACGCATACAAGGAGTTTTCAAACCTTACAGACGCAATGCAAGAGCAGTTTAAAGACATGATAGATAACATGGTAACGAATCAAGTTATTGCTGCTGTTATGGAGAAAGCCTTGGAGCCTACGTATGCACTCATAAACGAGATGAACGAGAGTGACTTCTACGACATGGCTTTTTGGCAAAAGCTTTCGTCTACGGCTGCTGCCGGAGCTACTGCGGCTACAGAGAGTGCATCTACGATAACGAAGTTTTTAGAGGCGGCAGGAATAAGTTTGAAAGACACAAGCTCCGACTTGACAGGTCTTTCTCGTGACATCGCAGAGGCATCCGAAGAGAGTATCAACGGATTGGCGGCAGGCATCAACACACAGAACTATTATATAAGCTACGTGCCACAAATCAGCGAGAATGTAGCCACCATAGTTCAGATGCTGTCACAAGGCGGACTCGGAACGATTTCTACGTCAGCGAACGCAGATTACGCATCACAGCAGACAGAGTTTTTGAGTCACCTGCCGAACATCTATCAGAACACTTCCGACATGGTGTTTGAACTTGGCGAGATACGAGAGGCGTATAATACGCTAAACTCTCTTTTAAAGAGCGTCATTTCAACCAAGAACTCCGCTCCTTCAAAGGTTGTTTATACTAAAACTATGTAATATGAAACTTACACTAAAAAGAATAGCTTTTAAAGACAGCTACACTATCGGCAGATTGTTTGTCGATGGTGTACGCTTTTGCGACACCTTGGAAGATAAGGTGCGTGATACGAAAATAAAAGGCGAGACAGCCATACCTTACGGAACTTACGAGGTAACACTCAAGGTTAAATCACCGAAGTTTTCCAAAAAGGCTGCGTACAACTTTTGCGGAGGGTATTTGCCCCGGCTATTGGACGTACCAAACTTTGAAGGAATCCTGATTCATATCGGGAATACCAGTTCCGATACGGAAGGCTGCATCTTGGTTGGTGAGAACAAGCAGGTTGGCAAGGTTCTTAATTCTACCGCTACGTTCAAAAGCTTGTATGCAAAACTGAAAACGGCAACAGATAAAATAACGATTGAAATAACGAAATGAAAATCTTCTCATTGTTTATAATTTTCCTTAGTCTTAGTGTGTGTGTGTCATGCACTAAGACTATTTACGAGCCTATCGAGGTTGAAAAGGTTCGCACGGAGTATGTAGATAGAAACAGTTACGTACATGATAGCATCTACATACAAGATAGCGTTTACGTAGAGCGTAGTCAAGACACGATGTACATCTACAAAACAAAGTATATTACTAAGGAACGGCTGCAAAAAGATACTATGTATCTTGAAAAAACAGATAGCATTCCGTATGTCGTGACTACATATGTAGAGAAAGAACTTTCCGCTTGGCAGAGCTTTAAACTCAAATATCTTAGCTGGATAACACTCATACTGCTTGCTGCCTCTATAACTTTATACAAGAAATTTAAGTAAAAACTTTGTATTGCAGCAAAAAAACATTATCTTTGCAGCAAATAAATCAGATTATGGAAGAATTAAGGCAAATCCTACTTTCCGAAGCTAAATCCAAAAGCGTTTGCGTGGATGGCTACAAGACGATAGCGGAGGCGAAAGATAAAGAATCTCTCGTCAGCTACTTTCTTGGGATATTGGATTGGTCTTTGGAGCGTGGGTTCCCGTCTATGAATACAGTGCGCAAGTATTTTACAGACTGCGAGCATCTCGGAATTTTCGTTGATAAGGAAATATCACCCGATATGCTTTTGATTAATCGACAGATTTACGTTTTCTTTCATTGTACAGGGTTGGCGAATGTTGGTTTTAACTACCAAAGTTCGCTTATCCCTATGCTTTATTTTGCAGAAGGCTGCGACATGGAAGTAGAACGTTTGCAGGAGAGAAAAAAGTGCGAGTTAAGACACCCGGCTATAAGAGTTCCATTGTATGATTTCGGAGACAATAAGCTTACATTCCGTAGCAGCGAGAAAGTACATTTTATTCATTTCAAATCCAAAACAATCATTGACTAATGACTTGGGATATGTTAATTACAATAATTGGAGCTTTCGGAGGATTGGAACTTATTCGATTCTTTGCATACCGAAAGCAGAACGGCAGAGTTGAAGAGGCGAAAGCAGACGATGCCGAGCTTGACGTGCTCATTAAGCATCAAGAGTTTTCGGACAAGCAGTTGGCGGAGAAAGACAGACAGATACAAGAGTGGGAGAACAGATACCAAAACCAAACGGAAAGGCTGCGCTCAACACAAGACGAGCTTTCATCCGTTAAACATCGCAACGCAATATTAGAGTTAAAATACCAGCACGCTCATCTTTGGGAGTGTCAGACGGGTAAGTGCAAGAATAGAGTCCCGTCAAATCCTTTATTGTACGGGATGAGTTATTCACCATTCAAGGAGGAGGACGAGCCATGATAAGAGTAAGAATACAGATTGGTGACGGAGATGTTTACGATACGTTCGATAAGTATGGATTTATCTACATCTCTTCGGACAATAGGTTTGCAGCCCCAACAAAAGACAAAGAGGTTACGACATACGTCGATCAGAACGGAGAAAACCGCAGCAACAAGACGGTATTGGACGCTTTCGATTATACGATAGTTTTTGTGGTTCTTTCAAAGGACGGACAAGTGAACAGCGCAAAACGTATGGTGCAGGACTTTAATAAGCTCTTGTACACGGAAGATGAGAACGGCATAAAAATTTTTAAGACCGTCACTTTCTATCAGGACTACAAGGGGGATAAGATTGTCGGCATTCCCGATATAATATCCGAGCCAAAGGAAACATACACCGCAAGAGACGAACACTACCAAGGCGTTCAAGTAGAATTTAAACTTAGGGTTTCAGACCCAACTAAATGTAGTTTTAGCGAATGATTAGAGATATTAAGGAGTTGAACTTTCCAAATTACGCTACGCTTAACAAGGCTACCGTAACTTTGAATGAGATGGGCGATAAGTCCATAGAGTCTACCATCAGCATAGATGGTGACATAACTCCTGACTTCTCTTACGAATGGCAGGTGGTGTTCCGTGACGAGCTTTATGTGACTACCGTTCGTGAGCCACAAATAAGTAAGGAGAATACCAGTAGAGATTCTTCCACTACACTAACATTCACGCACTGGGCGATATATCAGCTAAAACGCTTTTATTTTTTCAATTTTACTGCTGTCGAGTCGGGCACAGCTACACCCGACAAGTGGATTGATTCAATCAATCTTGACTTGAAAAACTTTGTAGCGCACACGCAGCAGATTCTATATTATTGGTACGGAGACGCTATAAGCATACAGCTTAATCCCGAATGGGAAGATGATGCAGACCCTATATTTTTAAGCATATCCTATACGTATATTTGGGACCTGTTGCAAAAGGTTTACGAATACTACGGAGTACGTTGGTACATTAAAGCTCTGGATAAGAAGAAGTACGTTATTATGGTCGGCTACGATGCAGACGAAATAACGCACGTCTTTCAGTATGGCTTTGATGGCGGTTTATTGAAGATTGAACGCCAGATTCAATCGGACGATATACGCAATATGATTTTGGGTCGTGGTGGCGACAAGAACCTGCCGTTGAGATATTTCAAGGACGTAGACCCAGACAATACTGCGTGGACTGCTGACCCCGATTGGGTTCCGGAACTTGCGAACATATATTTTTCCGAACTTCGAGGAAAGACGTTTCGTGACTATGTGCGAGGCTGGAAGGCTAAGCATTATGGCGGCCAAGAGTATGATGCTACGTGGGCGTATCTAAAAGGCTACACGGATGAAAAATTTGACCCCGTAGAGTATGTCAAGGATGATGAATCCATAGAAAAATACGGAGAACTTCTCGGCTCTCTTGAAAACAACGAGGATATTTATCCAACCATACAAGGCATAACGCAGGATTACTGCGGCAGAGTTGATGAGTGCGTTGCGGTTGAACAAGTAACGGTAGATAACGCAGATGATGCAGCCGAAAGCGAAGAGGACTATGGGCTGGAGCAGATTTCAATTCCTGTTGTTCAAGACTGGGTGATTGACTACAAGGCGAGCGCAATTGTTTTCAAGGTAAACTATACGACATCTTTTGAGTGCAAGAGTACTCAAACCTACTCAATAACAAAGGGCGATATAAAGCTCACGAACGGTTTTGAGGTTGCAGAGGATAATTTTAGAACGATAGTAGCTCTTACCGATTCGGACAGATACGCATTAATGAGAACCATCTCCGTTGTGAATGTTTCGGCAGACGAGGAGATGAACTGCGAGATAGAAACAACATCAGATACGTATGTTGTTGTAAGAAGCAAGACGGATGCATCTGATTTTGGAAAAAAGACAATTGTAGGACATGCCGGCTCCGAAACTTTCCGCGTAAGCAGCAAAGACTTGCAGGCAACTCGCTGTACATGGATTGGCGGTTCTTTCACTATCCCGGAAAAAAAGACGGGAAATATTGTCCTTGGTTCTTACAAGATACCAACCACAGGAATTGTTGTTGATAGCGAAACCGATACGCTTTACGATGCAGACGGAAACGAGGTAGACCTGCTTGTTGGCCTAAAACCCGGTACGTACTCAAAACTTGTAAGAGTTCTTTCCGTCCGTAACGACGACAACACCGTAATGACTATCTCTTCTACGTCAGACACTTTCGTGCAAGCGTCTACGGAAGGACTTATCGTTGCGGACTCTCGTCTGTTTAGTGTATGGATAAAGAATATTTGGAACGACACGCAGGAAGACGGAGAAACAGATGATGAGTTTGTTTCAAGAATATGGACCCCTATTATTGGCGACCGCTGGGGTAACGAAGCGAAAGTAATCTTTTCAAGCGGTTTCTTAGGCACGAGCGAGGATTACGAGTTTTCAATATACGCTATCTACCATGACGAATCAAAAGAGTATGGTGGATATAAATCCATGTGGCGTTTGTCGCTTATTAAGTCGGATGCAGACTATGATTCTCTCGGAATGCTTGTGCCGAATACACAGCGACAGGGAAAGGCAGGTGATCACTTTTTCTTCACCGGGATTGAACTACCACACCAGTATGTTTTGTGGGCAGAGGAGGAGCTTGATGATTACAAGACGGACGAAGGACTTGAAGAGTATAGCGATATAAAGCCAACATATAGTGTTACGCTCGACAAGATACGCATAAGCGAACAAAGCGAGAAAGATAAAGAGCTTGACGACGAAGGTGTTGAGCAAGTGTATACCCTTATCAGCAAAATTGATGTTGGTAAGAAAGTTCGCCTGCAAGATAAACGCTTTATAGACGGTGAGGAGTCTTTGTTCACGAATGCAGTTACGATAACTTACGGAGAGTCTTTATACCCGAATGTTGAGGTGACTTTGCTTGACACAATATCAACCGTCACAAGTTCCGTTGAAGCGTTAAAGGGCGAAGTTGATTCTTTATACGGCAAGATAAACTCTTCAAGCAACACGAAAGCCCTCATACAACAAGTAGGAGACGAGCGTTATTTGCGCAAGAACGCAGAGGACACTGCACAGAAAAAGATAACATTCAACGAAGGATTGAAGTCCGTAAAAGACTTGACCGTTGGAAATTTTGTTAGTTCCTTGTATGCAGGCACAGGTGCTGGCGTAGACAAGTACGGAAACGCGGAGGTAGAGAGCTTAAAGGTTCGTTCCGGGGTGGAAGTCCTAAGTCTTATTGTGAACAACCTGCAAGCGATAGACGGAGATAGAATCTTGACCGACAGCGCACAGATAGAAAGCATTGTTTCTCTTGGTGACGGAAAGAGTTATGGTTTATTCTTGAAGTCTAAATGGAACGGATGGATAACAGGTTTTCAAGAGTATGATGTTATAAAGGGAATATACAACACTCTTGAAGTAGGCAGTACGGGCAGTTACATCACGTCTTGGATGAGGGTTGATATGGTAAACTCTGCTCGAAACTACATCGAAGTTACCATATACGACGACAGCGATGTTCCTGCTCAAAAGAACTATGTCCCGCAGGAAATGATGAACATCGCTCGTTGGGGTAATCAAGTAGACGAGGATAGACAGAGTTGTTTGTATTTATCCAGCACGGAAGGTAGGATTGTAAAGCTCACGGGTGTAACAAAGCCTATCTTGGAGGATTACAACTACGGCACCACGATGGGTACGCTGCCGGAGTTTGTGCAGGAGATACCGAAGGTACAGGCGCAGATAAATCCCAATTGGGACTACATGTATGCCGCAGGTATTATTTGTCAGAGCTTTATACAGGTAGACTACGAGGGTAAACCAATATCGGAATACGTTGATAGAGGCGAATGGGTAGAAGGTGAAAGTTACTATTGTAGTGACATTAATCCGAGCACCGGCAAGTATGAGATTTCTCTCGTGTATCACAACGGATGTAAGTGGCAGTGCAATAAGACCGGTGCTACGGATGAGCCTAAGTGGAATACCACGCAGTGGTCAATGATTGAGGGTAATACGCAGCTAAAGGTTGAGTTCTTGGAGCAGGAGCAGATTTACGATATGGACGATATACAAATCACTCTTACTCCGATTGTGACACTCTACAACGAGGATATTACCGACCAACTCTTAGATACCGATTTTGAGTGGACGAGATATAGTGTTGGAGCGGATGGAAACGAAAGACCAAGTAGTGATACTACGTGGGCGTTGGAGCACGCAGATACAGGGAAACAACTCGTAGCCGATATAAACGATTTAGGAGTTGATTCTTTCGGTTTTCCGAAGAAGGTTGTGTTTACTTGCACGGTTACGGTTAAGGATGGATTGGTTTCGTCCGCATCACTTGAAATTTAAGACGTTTAAATATGATAGCGAGTAGTAGAAAGATTATTAAGAACTATACGGCTTTGGTGGTATCGCAAAGCTCGTACATCGGAGGGAGTACCGGAACAACGTCCGTACAGGTGTACGATGCTTACGAAGGTCAGTATTATCCCGATTACACACTTACGCCGCTTAGTCTTGTGCCGCAGATTAGCGTAATTGACCGCGATGGAATTATTAATAACGGCGTTGTAAATGACAGTTTGTACGATATTGTATGGACGATAGAAAGCACCGATAGTAGCAAGAATGGCACCATTACGAGTGGCGTCGGCGGCTATGGGGTTGAAAACAGTGGAAAAAAGAAGGGGACGCTCTATGTAAAAACCAACAACTTGGATTCGGGCGAGCGTATTACGTACAATTTTTCTGCCAAATATAAGGATAGTCGAACAAGTCAGATTATTCGCGTACAGGATAGTTTTTTGGTGCAGTGTTTAACGGCCAGCGAAGCCGTTCCGGAACTTACGCTTGACAAGGATGTTGTTAGTCCGTATAATCCGCTGCGAGACGAAACGGCAGATATAACGATTTCTGCACAGCTCTATCTTGGCGATAAGGGTGTTGTAAGTGACAATGATGTAAAATACATCTGGCTTGTCAGATATGAGGACGCAACGCCGCAGCAGACGCAGACGCTTGGCGTAGATAAGCGCGATCAATATGTTCTTGAATTATCTTCTGATGGAAAATCCGTAACGGTACACCGCGACCGTATGGGGGATATTTTGGCCTTGCGTTGCGTTGCAAGATTTAAGATTGGGACTTCACCGGAGAATGTGTCGTACAGTGACGATTTACCGACTAAGACCGTTTTCTTGCGGCGCGACTTGGGGGATTACAATATTACGATTATGGACTGTCCGACAAGAGTTCAGCCGGACGCACTCACGATACCAATGAAGGTAAAAGTCACAGACAATCAAGGCGTTCTTGATAGCAATGTGGTTGATGAGGTGTTCTTCTTCGAGTGGGGATTAACAACCAACGGAAGTTTGATTACCAAGCCGCTTGCATACGGCCAAAGCGTGAATATCAGTACCGACAACATGAGCAGCGACAGCATGTTTGTAGCTGTAACCGCTACGGATAAAGGCGCGTTTGAATATGTCACGGACGAAAGTGGAGATTACTTTGTAGACGAGGATGGTGAAATAATAATTTGCAACTAATAGATATAAATTATGGTATATTACTATGGTAAAGTAAACGAGAAGGTAGTGGACTACCTAAATCTCGATAGAAAGTCGTTGTATCAGTATCGCGATGGTGGTTATTTGATATTAATGTCGGCGATTTCTCGTTTGGCCGTGAAGCTGAACATACAGATAGGAAATGGCTTTGTAGATATGTATAGAAGAACACTTTTGCAGGTTGGCGGCGTGCTCTTAACGCAGCAGGAAAGCAAAGATGAACAGGACGAGAAAGCCGAGCACCCAATGCCACAGGCGATAGATGAAAGATTCCGCATTGAGTCGAACACAGACGAGGATTTGCTTGGCGAAGCACTGGGTGAGACCGAAGGGGAAGAAGACATATTAACAGAAGAAGAAACGGAGGTAAGCGATGAGCAAAGCGTCAGCGAGTAGAGAGATTAAGTACATCCGTAAAGGATTGACTTATACATCGTACATATCCTGCGACAAAGGAGACTTGTGGCAGGAATACACGGGAGATAGCAGTGACGACTTGGGGAGAATATCGCCCGACTGGAAAGATAATACAGAGAATCGTCCGACACTTGAATTGGTTGTTCTCTCATCGAAGAGTGCAGGCGGCACGGTCAGTATTTCGTCCAATCTTATCAAATGGTATCTGGATGATACGGAGCTTACCTTTAATGCAACTCCGGGAGAAGATACCACGGGATATTTTTATAAAAACTCGGATGGAACTTTAAAGATAATAAAGAATCTTGCCGCCAAGACAGGTGGTGTATCTTGTAATATCAAGGCCAGTGCAACCATACAGGAGGATGGTTATCAAGATACTGTAACGGCTTCCACCCCGGTCAGCATTAAAAAAACGAGCGGCACCACAACAAAAGTTACGATTGTCGCAGGCGATAGTAATAATTTCAAGATTACGAGCAACGATGGTAGCTGCCTGCTTACTCTTACTATCTTCAAAAACGGCGCGTTTATTAGCGATTCAGAGGTACGTAGTGGAGCTTACACGTTCCAGTGGTACAAGTTGGAGAGTGGTTCTTGGAAGAAAGCAGATGATGGAACCGGTTATTCGTTCCAAGTAAAAGCGTCAGATGTTGATACTTACGCTGATTTCAAGGTAGAGGTGTCAAACAAAGGAGGCTCGCTCATAGGCAGCGATATAGCAGGCGTATGGGATGTGTCTGACGGTTATTATATCCTTCCGGGGGCGAGTCCAACGAGTGAGACCATTGTGGCAGGTTCTTCGGACGAGAACAAGGTTACATATACCCCGAAGCTCTATTCCAAGAATAGTAGTGGTAGCGACACCCAAGTATCTACGAGTGGATTCATTTTTGTTCTATTGGATTCCATTGGGGGTATTGTTACGCCTGCCACAACCGCAACCACGTTTACCGTAACGGAAGACATGGTTTCCAGTATAGGAGATGTCACGCTTAATATATCATCTGTAGACTAAAGATAAAAACGTATGCCAAAAGCAACATGTTCAACAACGGTAAGGTACGTTGTAAACGGCAAGGATGGAGACGATGCGGTAAACCTTGTTATCGAGAAGGAATCCTTTGCCGTGCCCGTAAAAGCGGATGGAACGCTCAAAGAGGCAGACAGTCACGGTATATATGAAGAGACTACGGACATATATATGTACGCCGGAAGTGAGCGACTTTACATCAACAATGTGAAGTTCATTAACAGTTCAAACAGCGTGTGCTCCAGCGACACAACGTATGGCGTGTTTGAGGTTGGAGCAATGATACAAAAGTCCGATGGAGATACAGTGACAGTCACCTTTGACGCATACGCTACGTACAATGGAAAGCAGTACGTTAGAAGAGGCATCCTTACTTTTTTCAAGGTGTACGATGGCGAGCAGGGCGAAAAGGGCAGCGGCGCAGTACTTAGGGTTCGCTCTTGGGATGATATTTCGGTAGGAGCTTACCTTTACTCCGGAGCAGACGAAGAAGCTTTCTTGGATGTTGTGTTTTTGGTAGTAAGCCAAGAGACGGTGTATTTTCAGTGCAAGACCACACATCAAAAAACGGCGAGCGAAACACCTTCTGCAAGCGATAGTAGGTGGCAGTCCTTTGCCGACTACAAGGCAATCGCTACGGGGTTACTTTTGGCCAAGACAACAAAGATAGACAATCTATATGTGGACGAGGTTCACATGTCAAATAGCGCAGGCAAGGAGGTAGTGACCATTGCAGACGGAGATTTTAAGGCTCTTACCGGAACGCTGCAAGACGTAAAAATTGTGTCCGGAGATGAGGCTTCTAAGCGCGTTGAGATAAATGATATGCAAGTGGTAATCTACGATAGCCAAAACAGAGAGATAGCCTCTTTTTCGGGCGACACAAAGACGTATGATAGCGTAGTTCCGACAGAGGATATTCTTGAAGTTCCTCAAATAGCCAATGCGGAGTTTGCCAAGGGCGTTCCAAAAGCGAACGGATTAAGTTCTTACGTGGATGGAGCAACTTATTCTATTAGTAGTACAAACACACTGGAAAATCAGGGTTTTATATCCGCGTCAGAAGGTATCACTATCAATAGCTCTACCGCGGAGGGTATGGGTACTACAATTGCCGACAACGACAAGAATAGCCAAACACCCATCATGTACCTTACGGGTGTAAAGACGTTTGATTATAGGGGTGTTTGGAGCTTTAGCGTTAAGAATGTCTTGTTTAGTTCTTTTGGCCGCAGCACAAGCGGTGGTCAGAAAGTTGCTGTTAGCGTTACGCTGTATTTATGTAAAATGGATAGCGACACAACATATAAGACAGCGACAAAGCTAATTACGTGGACGAACACAAGTAATACTATTATATCTACGACAGGTAAATACAAATATACGCATGTTTCGTGGGATAGCTTAAGCAAAAGTTTGTCCGTATCTAAGGGGGATAAATATCGTTTGGGCGTTAAGATAGACTCTTCCGATACCGCTAATTATACAGGTTGTAGCTATTACGTTAATGTTTCGTGGACGCTAAACTTGGGGTACATCTACTTGGATAGTTACAAGGCTACAATGTTCAAAAACGGATTAGCGTTGATAGCCGACAAGAACAATATGTTTGTGGCGATGGCTAACGTAGGTAGTAGTAGCAGCACGTGCAACAAAGAGTTTACGTTTGATGTAAGAGCAGGGAACTACGAGATAGGAATAAGCAAGGATGGATGGCAGATTAACGGATTTGCTCCGTCTATGCCAATACTCTTATTCAAAGCGTCAGTCTCGTACAGTAATTCTGCGTTCAATGTAAGCACTTATTACTCTGCCGTATCGGGGGCAAAGCCTACAATAACTGCCGTTTCCGGCAGTACGTATCAAGTACAACTTGACTACTCTTCCTATGGCGTTGGCAGTCTAACAGAAGGAAATTCTATCACGCAGATAACCGGAAAGAATGGCAGTGGTTATCAGCAATCCAACATCACGATACTGTCACATGATAGCGGTTACTTGACGCTCGCTTGTAGCAAAGGTGTGGTGTCGGGAACGAGCGTTACTTGGAGCGCAGAGTTTTGTAATTTCTATATAGCAGTTTATTTACTTAAATAACATAATATATTATGGCGAAAAAATTTAGCGATAAATCACTTTTAACGTCCATATCGGACAGCACACAGTTGGTGCTCACCGGAGATAACGGTGCAGTCAGCAGGGTTGCGGCGAGCAACGCCAAAACGTACTTCCATGGTAGTGTGGATAAGTACGCACTTGACAATGTATTTATAATGTATTGTCGCGAGAAAGAAGGCTCCGACAACTGGCCACTTTTGTCTCGTCCTTGGGATTGGACTGCCAAGCAGAACAAAGGAGAGATTGCAATGGGTGTTGCGGTATTCGAGGGAGGACGCTGCATTGTGGTTGCGCCTACGGAAAGCTCCTCTCCGTTATATTGGGCGAGCGCAGCAACTTCTTCTTCGCTTACTACGGCGATTTCGGGCACCAACAAGGCGTTTCTGGATTTTGACGGTCAGAGCAAGACAGCGACCATCGTAAAGGACAGTACAACTTCGGGCGAAAGCTATGCCCCGGGGTTCTGCAACGCCTACTCTCGTCTTAACGGCAACAGCAAAGGTATCGCGGCAGGTTCTTGGTGGCTCCCCTCTATGGGTGAGATGATAACTATCTATTCAAATATGAATAAGATAAACTACTGCCTGTCACTTATTAGCGGTGCTACACAGCTGCAAACGAACTGGTATTGGACTTCAACCGAGGGCAGTGGCTCGGGCGCTTGGCGCGTCAATCTGTCCAATGGGTCTCTGGGCTACGACGCTAAGGCTTCCGGTCAGTTCAGGGTGCGTCCGGTGTCCGCATTTAAGGGCGGTGGCCGCACTTACTAAGTCCTTAGTCCTTAGCCTTTTATAGGGTGGCTCTTTTAGCCACCCTAATTTTTTACAAAAAAGTTTGGTGGATTCAAAAATTTGCCTTACCTTTGCAACCGAAAATTAATGACAATGTTTTAAAAGTATAAAAGTAATATGGGCAGAATTGTTACTCAAACTACGATATTCAATAGTTGTAAGCAACTTCTCGATAGAACAACAAAGTTCATCGAGCAGTTCCCAAAAACTTACAAATTTACTATAGGTATGCAGATGATAAACCTCAGTGTTGAGATGCAAAAAACCTTTACAGAAGCGTATATGTCAAACAACTATAGTGATAAGTTTGAGTACATGAACAGATTTCTTTCCAGTTATGAAACATATAAGGTTCTATTCCGTATGGCTTACGATAACAAGTGGCGATACGGTCAGCAAAACAACTCTCCCGTGATTCAGCTCATTGTAGCAATAGGCAAAGAAGCAGTTTCGTATCGAAAGAGCCTCCTCCAAAAAATCGAAACTACCACTGTGGCGATAGAGGATGGCTTTAATGCAGAATCATAAAGGCTACGGCTAATATGTACGCGACTTACATATTAAATGGGCGTTATACCGTCATTTACGGTAAAGAACAAGATAATAACGCAGTTACCGAGAACAGTGGCTCGAACGCTTGGAACGTCAATCTGTCCAATGGGAATCTGAACTACAACAACACTAAGGCTTCCAATCAGAACAGGGTGCGTCCGGTGTCCGCAACTAATATTAATTCGCTTAAAAAAGATGGTGGAAGAAAAGGATATAGAGGAAGCGTTCTTAGTTTGCGCTAAAAGAAAACGAAGAACCGTTGGTTATATGCGTTTTGATATGGAGTACTTCGAGAACATCGTAAGTATCACCGAGTCAATAAACAACATGACCTACCACCCAAGTACTTCTATCTGCTTTGTCGTTACAAGACCTAAATTACGGGAGATTTTTGCAGCGGAGTTCTACGATAGAGTGGTACACACTTGGGTAGCACTCCGCTTGGAGCCTTTAATGGAACAGGTATTTAACGACCGTACCTTTAATTGCAGAAAAGGCAAAGGGCAACTACTCGGCGTGAAAACACTTGCGTCCGATATAAAAGAGTTGTCGGAAAACTACACCAAAGATTGCTACATCGGAAAGGTAGATATTAAAGGTTTCTTTATGAGCATTCCGAAACAGCAAATGGCAGACCTTATAGACGATTTCATCGTAAAGCACTACAAGGATGAAACAGACAAAGAATCCTTACGTTACGTATGTCGAGAACTTATCCTACATGACCCGTCCAAGGATTGTATAAAGAAAGGAAAACTAAAACTGTTCGATTTACTACCAAAACATAAATCACTCTTAAAGAAGGACGATGGATGCGGATTCGCTATCGGCAACTTGTTCGTTCAACTCTTTGCCAACTTATATCTTAACCGCCTTGACCGGATTATCGAATCCTCAACACCTTATCACGTCAGATACGTGGACGATATAGTATTCTTAACCGGAACAAAAGAGGAGGTATTCTGCATTATTCGTGCCATTAGAAAAGAACTCTCAAGAATAGGACTATCGCTCAACGAAAGCAAGTCCTACATACAACACTACTCAAAAGGGGTAGATTTTACAGGTGCTTTCATTAAACCCGGAAGAGAATACATCGGCAACCGCAGCGTTGGAGGATTCGTAAACGCAATCCATAAAGCAAACAACGCAAAGACAACAGAAGAGTTTATCCATGCGGTAGGCTCCATAAATAGCTATCTTGGGATGATGAAACACTACGCAAGCTACGCTATAAGAAGAAAATACCTGTCACTACTAAACCATAATTTCTACAAATATGCCTATATCGGAAGAAACTTTGGAGTTGTTCATCTCAAAAGAGAATACAGAAAAAGATTTGTTTTGGGACACAATCAGAGTGTTGAGTGCTTTCTTTATGGTTGAAGTTCGCTCAAATGAAGAAAATTACATTATTTCGATAAAATAATAAAGCAAAAACTTGCAAGTGTAATTTTAATAAACTACATTTGCGCCATGAAGAATAAGCAAGCCATAAAGAAACCATCGTCCACACCCTCAAATAACAACAAAAAGGGCGTGTGGAAACCAAGGGTCAAAATCATGGCTCGCATCAAATGGGGAAAAAGGAAATGAGAGATTTAGTAGATATACTTCGCAGTGTTACACTTGTTGTAAAGTTCGCTCCATTCTTAATTACAATGGGGTATATCCTATCCATGCTTCTTTACATCTTCGATTGTGAGCGTTTATGCGCCTTTGTAGACGTTATCTTTTACCAATCGGCACTATCATCCGTTATTCTTCTTTTCCTATCTTACGCGCTACGTATGTGCGTTTATCACCATGCACAATGCGCTCTTACCCTCCTTCCGACCATCGTTACGCTAATAGACGATTATATATTCACCCTGTCCGTTCCGGGAGTACTCGTAACGCTGTGTCTACTATCTCTTCTTTTCGTCTGTACCCTTTGGAACGGATATAACATATTCTTTTATGACGATGGAGAGAGAAACAATCAAACGCTACCTAATAGAGATTCTTGACTTCTTAAAGTACAAACTCGAAAACGATAAATGCACGGATGAGGATATGCGCTCTATTTATCGCTGCGTAACAGAGAACGTCACGGACTACACCGACACGGACAGTCTATGCGATTTTTACCACCAATCAAGAACCAACGTCAGCTCTACGCTATCACGTAATCTTATGCCGAAACCTAAACGCAAGGTACTATACAACTTTGTATCATTCCTAAAAATCAAACCTAAATCTTGGAGTAACAAGTAATTAGCACTACTTTGTGACTTTGTTGTAAGAAAATTAGACTATTCGTAATTTTGCAGCACGGTTGATATTGACCGAGTTTTTATTGCAAATCATTATGGATAATCTTTCTTATGCCGACTACGAGGCTCTTTCTCGTCACCACGGAAGAGGTATGGCAGCAACAGGACTGGGACTTGCCTGCGGTTTGGGTGGCGGTGCGCTCCTGCTTGCCATTGCAGGTATATGGGGTGTAAACGCTGCGTCCAAAGCTCGCTCCATCGGTGCTACCAACACCATGAATGCACAAGCGAAGGCTAACAGCGACCTTGTGGCTCTCCTTGCCAACCGCATTGTAGCCGATAATCAGCGTGCCGACAACATTACGTTGGATGTGAACAACAAGCTCTATGCCCTGCAGGGACAAGCCTCCAGCGCAACAGGCGGTAGCGCACAGTCACAAGCACTGGCTACGGCAGAAGCGTTGGCACTCTTAAACGGCGGTAGCACCAATCCGCTCTCAAGTGTAATCCAAAATTCTTGCGCCCTCCGAGTGCAAAGAGTTGCTACGCAGGACTGCGGTTGCGGTTGCGGTAACTAAACTATTTCTTAAAAACGGCATTTCTGCGATTTTTTCGCAGATTTGCCCTTTTCAAACACAAGTATGTTCAATTTCAAGAAAAAGATAGATTTACGCATGATTAATCCCACGTCCAAAATGTCACTTAAAATGCAGTGCCTGCAAGCCTGCAAGGGTAGCGTTACGGAAGCCGAGAAACTCTACGCTTTCTTGTCGGATGGAATCGAAACACTTCCCGACTTCGACATTAAAGAACCCGGTATCTTGGAACAAATACAAGGTAGCGCAGGCAAGTTTTTTAACTTTGTAAAAGAAAACCGCTCCGACATCATGCAGGCGTGGGAATACGTTCGCTCTATGCGCACATCTACCCCGAACACTGAAACAGAACAACAATTACCCGAAATACCGCTAAACAATGGCACAACTACAACCGTACAAAATTGAGTTCTACATATACGCAGAGAACGAGGAGCAGGCAGAAACGCTCAAAAACGCTCTCTACGGCTTTGTAAACGAAAAAAGAAACAAACATATAGCCGTGACAGCAAATGCGCTCACAGCGGCTCTAAATAGCTTTAAAAACAATATATTCGTAGAGAAATGGATACAGCAAAACAGCAGAACATCTTCACTATCATAGCAGAGGGTGTTGCAAATACCAATCGTAACGTAGTAGACGCATACGCAGAGATACAAACGCTATCACAGAAGATAGACCTTATCCTGCAAGCATTATATCCAGCCAACGAGGACGGCACGGACGAAAAAGTAAAATAGTCCTCATTAAACTAAATTCATTATGTTCCAACCAATCACTACTTTTACGCCGGCACTGGGTAGCACAGCTTCACCCTACTTCGGCACCATCAACATTACAAACAAACTTTGCGCCTCCGTATGTCGTGAGGTGGGGTTCGTTCTTTCACCGCAGGTTACTCCTGTAAGTATCGCATCCATCGGTATGAGTGAGTACGTCTTAACACTCAACATTCAAGGTGTATATTCCTACAACAAATGCAACTGCGGATGCTCCGGCGTTATGTCACAGCCACTCTTAACGCAGGTGCAAGTGCCTATATATTCGGCTTCGGACATAACATCCATGCCGACAATTACCATCGGTACGGTTACAAACACCATCTCTACCGTTGGTTGCCAGTCCTGCGGAAAAACAGCCGTGACGGAGTTCCCGATAACAATTACCCTCGCTTGACTTCCATGTGGGTAACTGTATTCTTATGCGTTCTAATAACAACGCTCGGCATTCACTTGGGACTATTCGAGGCGGTATCGGGTATTGCGCAAAAGATTCTATCCTGCCATAAGTGCTCTACGTTTTGGCTTACAGCCTTTGCGCTCTTTATGCAGCACCGTGACATCATCACAATCCTTGCGCTATCCATATTCGCATCCTATATCTCCGTATGGATGTATTTCCTAATTGTTGAACTTCAACATTTATACTCATGGCTAAACGAGAAACAAAACAAACGAAAAAGTCAATCGTGACGAATATTTATCAACCACTCCCGAAACTTTCAATCGGGTGTCCTAATTGCTAATAATATGAAGAGTTATTACGAGATAGTAAAGTCAGCCGACAAAAGCGGCACCTTTACAAAAGAAACAATGTGGGATTCTGTTTGCAGTGTCAGTAAGCTACTTGACACACTTAAAGACAGCGACCCCGATAAGTACTACGAATTTATGCGACAAGAGTTCGGACGTATGAACGCCTATCAATATGACGAGGAATTTGCTCGATACGATGTAGGGCAAATGACTTGGCACGACAAGGACGGAAACAAACACTCCGGCGAATATTGGTCTGTCTCCGACATTGAAGATGCAACCAAAGATATGCAGTTCCCATCCTCCGTTACACGCTGGACGAAATATGTTGCATTCAACATCTTCGCAACCGACCTTGCCGCATCATCTTCGCCTGCACAAATTCTTAAAGACGCATACGAGTTCTTCTTCCACGATGAGGATTTCTCTCCATCCAAGGACGAATACTCTCCCTGCAAGACATTTAAGTATATGGAGTTTGTAAAAAGACAGAAAGCATAACTTTCCACTTCCAAAAAGCCCTTACCCGTTATCACAACGAGTAAGGGCTACCCTTAATCAACTAACCTTAAAATTTACAAGTACCATTAAAACGAGAAATAATAAAATTTTTCTTTGCAATTGCAACATTAGCCATTGGTGCAGCTTCTTGTATCAGCTTCATCGCAGCAGCTCCGTCACAATTGTTATGGCTCATGTGTACGAGTATTACGTTTTGCAACTCTTTACCATTAAACCTACGGACAACCCTTTCCGTGGTTTCAACACTCATGTGCGCTCTATAATTACTCATAATCACTTCATCGGACATCAGTTTTTCGGAAACAACATCCTCCGAATAGTTGGCTTCAATCAGTAGGTGGTTTATGCCTTTTATCGTGTATGGAAAATCCTCGCAGTCGGTTGCGAATATGAGTGATCCAAAATCCGGATGCTTCATGTAATAGGCGTAGCATTCTACGTCTTGGTGCTTAACCTTGAGCGGAATCACTTCCATTTCTCCAAACCGATAACGCTTCTTTGGTTCTAAGGCTCTAACACCCGTCCCGTACTTCGCAGCACAGGACGGAGTAGAAAATACTAACTTAAATCCAAAATTTATGATGTCTTTTATATATTTCGCATGATCGCCATGCTCGTGACTTACAAGCACGGCTCTAACTTTCGCGGGGTCAAAATCGACAGCTTTAAGAAGTTCGTCAGAACGAATACCACACTCCAATACATAGTATCCGTCCGTGCATTCTATCACATAGCAGTTGCCGGAACTTCCCGTAGCTAAAACCCTAAGCTTGGCCATCTTCTATTTGCGTTTCGTCAATTACTTCAACCTCTTCAACCTCTTCGGCATCGGAAGGCTCATCGTCATATTCACTACCCTCATAGATGTTTGTTTCACCCTTCGTTTCCATCATGGACTGTAATAGCGGTGTAAGCGCAGAATTAATAATGGTTTTTTGAGCCATCTTAATAGGAAACGCCTTATGCACATCGTAGCTCTTATTGTTTGACTTCTTCCACGCCTCGCCTATCATCTTGCGAGTCATCACATAAAGCTCTTGACCTCCGTCTTTTGTCGGGATGTAAAGGTACGCAGCAACAAACGGGTTATCCAAATTCAGAAAACTCTGTTCGTGCTTTGTTAGGTATCTCCTTCCCGTTGCTCCGTCAAAGGCATACTCGAATACATCGCCTTCATGAACAACTTGAGGGCATGGCGTATAATCAGGAAAGAACTGCGAAAGTTTAGCCACAATGCCTTGGTACTGTTTCATAAACTTTAGCTTGTTTCCATAGGCTACGAAATAACCTTGAGACTTACTTACATCCAATCCTTGTTGTACCATATCAATCAATGCGGACTGAATAGACTCTGTCGTGCAAGCCTCCAACACGGGGCGTTTGTCCCTTGTTTGGACCTCTGTAAGTTTCAATAATGACGCTTGAACAGCGTTCATATAGCTGTAATGCTGCGGCAAAACAAGTCCGCCGGCAATCTTATTCTTAATGGATTCCGAAACAGAATCGAGAATCACCTCTGTTTTTGATTTTTCGGAAACTGCTATCTCTGTACTCATAAACTACTAACTTTAAAATCTTCGTCCGTTACTCGAATAAGAAAGTACTGTCCGTCAATCTTCGGAGTATGCCACTTATCCATACTATTTGTCTCGTCAATCATTATTGGCATATCAATACCATACACCTTGCAGAAAGCTTTTGAAACTTCTATGGCAACAAGCTTTCTGTTTGCGGTGTTGTCCGTCTTGTGGAATACGCCTTTTCTGTATATGCGACATGACGGCGTGATAGTTCCGTCCTTCTTGCGTTTAAACATATCAACTCGTATATCGTCAGGCAAGATGCTGTTGGCTCTACGCGCAGCCTCGTTAGCAAACTCTTCGATGTATTCTGTTGCAAGGAACTCTTTGCGGCGAGATTCAACCATTTCTTTTGTTGCCTTATCGAGAATAACCTTCTTTTTTTCTATCATTTCAAGCGTTTCAGCTGTCTTTTTACGCAAACAAGCAACCTCTCTTAGGTCTCGTATCTTTGCCAAAACCTCCGCTTGCTCGTTGGATAGAACATCAACCTCTTCGCTGTGAACCTCTTCGTCAACGGTAGCTTTCAACGCAGCAATCTTTTCTGTTATCTCCTTATACCAAGGAGTGCCTTCCGCTGCCGGAGTCTCCAACACGTTCTTTTCGATACGCTCGTTGATAGGCGTAATATCTTTCTTTGTTGGGACCTCTTCGTTAATGATACCATCAACAACTGCCTGCTGCGTCTCAATCTTCGCTTTCAGCTCCAAGCCTTCTTTTTCAAGGAGTTTTTTCTTCGTGGTCTGCTGATATTCGTAGTCTTTGCGCTGTTCCTCAAAATCCTTTTCCGGTAGTCTTTGTCCGCAGGTTGGACACAAACCGCTAAAAACGGAGCTTACGATAGTTTTTAATTCATCGCGTTTGGCATCGATCATCTGATTGTATGCGTCGAGCAATGTTTGCGCCTCACGGAGTCTAATGTCGTGGGTCTTTTTGATGGATTCAACCTGCCTATTGTAGTCCAATGCGTTCTTCTTCTCTGTTTCGAGAGCGGCTGCGTCCTCCTTTATTTTTCGGTTGTGGCTTTCAATTCTACTTTTAAGCTCCTCCTCCAGTGAGAGAATCTGCTTTTCTCTATCAAGGCTAACTTCGCTGCGGGACAGAATTTCGATTCGCTTTTGCAGGTCAGCACTCTTAGCTTCGAGTGTGGCAATTTCTTTTTCTGCTTCCTCAATCTCTTGTATGGGTGTTACCGTCTGCTCCAAAGCCTTGATTTCCGTTTCTACGGTCTTTTTGGTATCGAAACTAAGCGTTACCTTTTTATGGTACGCATCCCGAATATCCTCAATCTTTTTGAGCTTTAATTCCGGAAGGAGTTCATCGTAGCCTTCGAGGATGATTTCACCAACAACAGCATTAAAAAACGTCCTTAAAGCACTCCAGTCGAGCAGCATTAAGTATTCGGGATTCATAACGAGCTTTATCTTGCTCGTGTCGGCAATGTGCTGACTTATAAAGGCGGCAAAATCCTTTGGCTTAAACTCCAGTCCGTCAATGTATAAATGATAATCGTCATTCGGAGCTTTTATATACTCGCCCGTACTGCGGTCGAGTGTCCATTTCTGTTTAGCAGTACGCTTAATCTGATAAGTGTTATCATCAATCTCGATTGTAGCCTCAACTATCGCACCAATTGCGTTGTCTTTTGTAAACTCAATACGAGTGTCAAACAGCTCAAAGTTTGAGCGGTCGTTCATGTCATACCCTGTCAAGAGCCACATGATTGCGTCAAACACTGTAGACTTACCACTCTCGTTTTTGCCATAGATTAGGTTTCCGCCATCCGAAAACTCCAGTTCCCTTGTCTGTGCTTTAAAGTTAGAGTAGGCAAGTCGCTTGATTCTTACCTTAGTCATTTTTTTGTTTTGTTTAAAAGGGTCGCCCCTCCGCACCGGGGCAACCGCTAAATTTGTATGGTATAAATTGTAACGAAGTCACTCGGATATGTGCGGCTATCCGAATGCAAATATACAGAAAAAGAATTAAACGCCAAAATTTTTTCGGAAAATTTCTATATCTTCTTTATTAATTTCTTTGTTCCAATCGTTCGCCTCGTAGAAATGCTCCTCAAATCCGGAACCTTCATCCTCGTAAACAACATAGTCCATAACGGAAACCGCTTGAACCTTGCCTTGTTTCGTTCTTAAAGAGTACTGTCGGTTAATAGAGTTAGCAAGCAACACCCACTCTCGTAGCCACACTTGCGGAATGAAGTCCTTGTAAGACGAATCGTGACGCTCCCACGTGATAATACCTCGGAGCAGGTCTATCGAAAAACAGACTCGTCGTAGCTTCCTAAGATTTCTACAAGCTACCGAGTAGGCATCCTCGCTTGTTACAAACCCGGCCTTGTCGATAATACATGAATACCCGACATTCGTTACATAGTGGTTTATCAGCCTTCTTACCTCAACAGCAAAATTAGTAAGCTCGTTCTCGCTGAACTTTTGCAGGTCGTTCTTGATAATATCCCACAGCATTCTTGGAGCTGTCGAAGAGTGTTCTCCAAAGTAATGATTTGCAGCAATGGTCAAGAGTGGAAGAACTCTCTCAACCGGAACTTTTACGATGCTTGACATACTACACCTACAATTTTGGTTTTCGTAAGCGACAAGGTCTCGTGGTCATAGATGGAATCTCTAAAACTCTCCTCGACCGTTCGCAGCGCATCCGGTAAGCTGATGGCAGCAACAAGTATCGGAAGCGTTCGATTCGTTTCTTTGCCGGATGTTTCGTCAATTGTCACGCACTGAACCTTTGCCATGTACCAGAACACAGAATCATCACCTGCTGCGGCATGAGGATTAAGAACAGCAGACACCTCTATCTTCTTTGAAGATTTAGACTCTATATCTCCGCATACATACTCCTGAATATACTTGATAGCCGTTTCTTCCGCATCTCCGCAACAAACGGCATTACGGACTACATACTGCTCGGTTATCTTCTTTCCCTCCACTCCTTCATAGGAGAGTGTTACTATATAATCACTTATCATACTCGAACAAAATATAATCGTTAATCTCGTCTACGGCTGTACCGATAACACGATACTTGTATGAGCCGTATTCGACTTCTTTCTTCTCGCCTTTAAAGTAAGACTTCTTCTCAAACTCGCCCAACTTGCTTGCAGCTAAGTTAAGTCCTGTTGCAACCGCTTTAAACTCGCTGTCCGTAAGGTTGCTGTAATTAGCTAAAACAAACTTATACATACGTCTTAAATATTTGGTTGTTCGGGCAATATCGCCCAGTATTTTATAAACTCTTTACTCGCTATTGTGCCGCTTGGATAGAGAAACAACCCCGTCCGCTTGTCGTACCGCAAGAATACCATGCGCCCCATGTAAGCAATAACGTTGCAATCTATATTCGGTTCTTTTATGTTTAGCTCCGTCCATTGCAGCGCATCGTTTTTTGGCTCTATATCAAACAGATAGTTTGCATCACAATCCAGCGCATCGCACAATCTCTTTACGAGCTTTTCGGAGATATTCTCCGCTTTCCCGTTGGCAAGGCGAGAAAGACAAATCGTAGCACACTTTTCGGATGCAGCGTCCTCATAGACTTTCATTGCAATCGCCTTTTGCGTTATCCTCTTGCCTTTTCTGTTCGCTCTTGCCAACGCTTCTTTGATTCTCATTGTCATACGCCTGTGCTTCCGTAACCTCCCGTTCCTCGATCTGTTTCGGATAGTGTGTCGGTCTCAACGAAATGCACCTGCGGATAAGGAAGGATGATCATCTGTGCAATTCTGTCGCCAATATTGTAGATTTTAAGTTCCTTGTCTACTATCTTAAACTTCATCACTACCTCGCCTCTATATCCGCTATCAATAACGGCTACATGGTTGGTGAGCATTAAGTGATACTTTGAGAGTGAGGAACGTGGGAATATTAGTCCTACATATCCTTCGGGAATCTCGAACGCAAGTCCTGTTGCATACACCAAGTTTCCATTATCATCCACGTAGCGGTCTGTCGCTACCAAATCCATACCTGCATCTCCCGGCTTTGCGTATTGTGGGATTACAGCGTTCTCGCTTAATTTCTTAATCTTTACTTCCATAACATTTTAATTTGTTTACCAATTCATCCGCCATTGATACTACCTCTGCCATCGTCCAGCTGCATCCGCTATTGATTTTAGCAAGCAGGATAGACTTGGCTGCATCGTAGCGCAAGGTATCAATACTGCTCTTTTTACTCGGCAGTGCAATGTTTACTATCTGTTCATCAACGTCTTTTACCTGTCTGTCAATGTCGGCTTGCGCCTCGTTCATAACAACAACTACTCCATCGACACAAATATCCATGCGAGTAACAACGCCCCAGCCTAAATTTGTCTTTACTTTCATTTCTATAAATCCTTTTTAAGTACACTACTAAATTTACCAAACTCAAATTCGTTATACCCACGGCTTACATAATAGTCAAGCACCTCGTAGGGAGTATCACGTTTATCCCATTCTAAGATAGCAGACTTGTGCCCTCGCTGTTTAATAATACTCTCTGCAATATCAAGGATTTTCTTTGCTCTTCCCTGCCTGCGGAAATTTTCGTCCACCCAAAGCGCATAAATAAAAGCCGTACCGCCCCATTTTTGCTCTTCATCGTATAACTCCATCTGTACACTGGCTACACCGTCAAACAAGAGAACTCTTGTCATGTTGTGCCATTTCTGTTCTTGTACGTGGACTAATCCGCTTGGGATTTCGTCTGTTACTGCTATTGCTTCCATGCAAAATGCTTTTTTTATTCAACAACCTCTATTGTTTTCAACTTGTCAAAATTCTCGTCACCCATCTCCTTGAACATCTTCTGATGTGCGGATAATTCCTCTTCTGTGTAGATACGGCAACTTCTGCGCATATTGTCAAAGTTCATATAAGGCTTTTTGCAGTTCTTCTTCCATCTGCCGATCCGCCTTGTGTATTGCCATTTTGACAACTTCGTCTCTTAGCTCTTTTCTCGTAAGGTTATACATCAATACATTATCGGCTATCGTACCAAATATGCAATACAAGCCATTCGGCTGCTTTACTATAAATCGTGCCATTAGTCCTCCTTTCTTATCAATCTAAGCCAACCTCTTTCATAACTCTTCAATCTGTTTGCGAATTTTCTGAATTTCTTCGTCTATATCGTTACATATCATACATTCGTGTCTTTCCAGTATGTCTTTGATGGCATACATTGCAGTTACAGTCAATTCATGAAATTTGTCGGTAGCATACACGAGATAATAATCGTTATCATAGACTATATCCCTTGCTTTTTCAAGCTCTTCAAGCCGATTATTCAGCTCAATCGCTTTCTTAAAATCTTCATCTTTCATCACCTAACATCTTTAATAATTGTTCAACCTTCCACATATCTTCTAAGCACTTGTATCGCTTTATACACACTTTTACGCCATTGTTGAATACTGCATTTACAACGATCCCGTTAGGAAATGTATCTTCAACCTTTCGCTCAAAACCAATCGGTCTATAAATACCGCTGCAAAAATCGCGCCCAACTCTTGCGGCGTGGCTGTTCTCGTCCTGCCACTTCTCAAAGTATTCCAAGTCTTTCTCCACTTTGCGAATCTCCGCTTGATACTGGCGGATGGTAGACTTGTAAGCTCTTACCTTCCACCTATGCCATAAATAACAGCAGACTGCCGTAACAGCCACGGCAACTGCGCAAAAACATCCTATCATCATTCTATTTCCTCCCCTCTGTCATTCATGTCCGAAACATTATCTGCAACATACATATCCCATCTTGATACAAGCTCACGTAAAAGACGTTCTCTGCGCTTTTCTCCAACCCAATCTACCATAAACCCCATGTAGTCAATATCGAAGATAACCACGCCAATCGACTTGCTGAAAGGGGATATTTTGACAACATCATACTCGTATATAGGCGTTCCGTAGCAGTCTTTTATTCCGGTGAACTGACCAACTGTTGCTTTTCGCACCTTATTGGTGTAGAATCGCCTGCCGTATTCGGATTTGTCTATATCGCTCATTTGAGATACTATAAAGCACTCGCCTTCTTTGGATTCCACATATCCTCCATACGTCCATTCGTTGGTGTCGCAACGCTTGCCCCTAAACATTATTTGTCTCATTTGTCACCTTCTTCATTAATCGAATCCAAATACTTATCCAGCGCGTAAATCACCTTACCGGGTATTTGCTTTGCTTTATCGTTGCTCTTCACGTAGTCTATCGTACCGCCTACTCCGTATATAATAAAGGCCTGCTTGGAGTCAGGAGTAAGAATGAAACAGATTGCGCTCAATGCGAGTACAGCAAATGCAACTCTGAACATTCTTTTTCCTTTTCTCCTTTCTTCTTCACCATCGTCGGGGTCTAATGAATACCCGGTAATAAAACCGGCTATTAAAGGTACAACGGAAAGAAGCATTAATGCGATAAATACTCCGCATATCGCATCAAGTCTTGTGATCCAATACAACTCACTCATTTGTCACCTCCTTCCTCAACTTTCGGCGCATTCGGGAGCTTCATCCAGTGAGTACAGTGTGAAAATACAGCTTTATTGTTCCACGCAATTACGCCGTAATCGTCTATTTCTCTTTTATCAATACCCATGGCGGTATATCCATATCGTGACGCAGCAGCAATAAGAACGTACTCTCCTACTTCCGGCAGTCTATCCTTAAAACTTATCCAATGCGGATGTTCCTCTGACCATTTCACACCCTTCTCGAATGCGTCCACACCAGAATCGTCCAATGCAGTCAAATCAACCGCAGCAAGTCGTACTTCTCTTTCGCGACCTGTCAAACCCTTGGCAACGTCTACGTTTAGAATCTCAGCTGCACTGCAAATTTTTCCTTCCGCAGGCTTAGCATACTTGTAAGGTTCATCAGATACCTCCACATTTATTTCGCCACTCTTTATCTTCCAAAAATCATCGTCCATATCAATAATGATTTATTCGTTCAACATTCATTACATGATACATAAACTCACGAGCTTCTTCTTCCGTAGCCTCGCCACGGACGGGACCTTTACAAAAGTTTCCAAAGTCACTGGCTCGCTCTATCTTGCCATCGCAAGTTTCGCCAATCAATACACCATAACCGTCACCTCCAACATATCCATCATGGATGAATACGTGACCACTACCATCG